ACTTTGCTAAGTGTTGTGATTGTTTTCATATAACTATATAATTTAGACTAGTAAATAAAAATTGAGCTACTGCTCTTTTAAAGATATGGCAGGAGTGATGCTTTCCCATGCATAAAAGAACACATTATACATAAAAAATACCCTAATCTTCTTTGTGTGATGAGATTAGGGTATAATAAGTACATGGTATTCTTCTCGTGTAAACAAGAATAGCCTTAATAAGCTCCTTATCAAGCCGTTAAGAGGCCTTATAGGGACTTAAAAGTCTACACCTTCACTGTATCCGCACTTAGCTAAGAACGGTGCTTCGGTTACTACTATACAGTAGGTTTTTTCCCATTTAACAAGGAAATGAACTTTGTGTGTTAGTGCTAGCAATCTGAAGTCATAGTATTCTCTGGAAGACATCTTGCATTCCACTGTGAAGTTTTGTGAGTAATCTGTTTTGTTTTGTGACATTTTATGATAGTATTTAGTTTATAAAAATTTACTTGTTCTCCCCTTGATGATAGTAACTAGAAGGCCAAGGGAGTTTGAACCGTAGGTTCAGCCTGCGGAGCATTGCCCGCGGCAGGCGAGCAGAGGTAAGCCCAGCGGCATAGGAACTGCAAGTTCCTATTGAGCGACAGTGTGGTATTCAGGTTATGCAACACTATGGGCTACTAACTAATTGAATGGGATTCAGGTAGTGCATACCATGGGCTACTAATCTAAGGAGTCTGAACCTTGGTTCAGCCCTCGGAGAGAGAGGGATGTGTCGTTGGCCATGCGGCCAGAAACCGTCAAGGTTTCTACGAGCTTTTGTTTAATATGAATAACCCACGTCACACCGTAGTGCAACGTGGGTATATCCAATCTGAAATTAGAAATTGATTTCAGGTAGCTTAACAGCGTCAATGTCTTTGGCTTTGCTTTTAGCTGTGATTTCAGCTGTGGCATCAACCAACGTCATACCATATTTCAACGCATGTCGCGCTGAGGCTGTGGTAAGTGTTTCCTGAAACGCAGCAATTTGTGCATTAAGATTTGTAATCTTTTCATCAGCACCCCAATTGACACGACCAACATAATAACCCTTATCAGTTAGTTCAATAGTATCTGCTTTTAAAGCGAATACTTGTCCCAACTCAATTGTCATTGCTTTAAGACGCATGTCTTGACCAACAACAACAAAGGAATTACCATATTGAAATTTAGCACCGCCTTTCTTTGTCTTACCAATGAACGGTAAGTGTAAAAGAGCACCAAATTTATCACTTGTTTCAACACCCTCCAATTCCAATACAGGAACAGATGTAGTAGTTGAAACAATAGTTTCTTCAACAGAATAATCAGCGTGAGCTTGAATTTCAGCAACCAATGCATCAGCAACGTCTTCGGTAAGACCTGCAATTTTAGCATTAGTTAATTTTGTTGAAGTGATTAAATTTTTGTTTGCCTTAATCAAAGCAATTTTTTCTGACATAGTTGTCATGGTAGTGTTGCGTTTTATACCCGCCGGTTTTAATAAAAAAAATTGTAGCCTTTCACGCAAGGCATATAGCGAGTGACAAACCCCCGAAGGGTGGCGAAGCCCAAAGTCACTTGTGACTTTAAGTTTAGGATAGAGAATGTGAGGTGTGGTTGAAGTGTGGGAGAAGCGGCATAGTGCCGAGGAACGAGGCTGCTTGCCGCGTGTGTTGGGTGTTTGTTTGAGTGATAGTAAACACCACTACCACTACACAATGGGTGTTGCATCTATGTCCCCAAAAAAAAAGGAAGAGCCGCAGCCCTTCCCTTAATATTAATTTCTGTATGCACTTGATCTACCTTGTGCTTTCTTTATACTTTTATCTACATGGTATTTCTTAGTATGGCAAGACTTTGCAGATCCACAAGAGGTTAAAAACAATATTGCTGTAATGATTAGGATAGTCCATAAGTAGAACATACCAACTGAGGCTTGACGTTTCATAATGATTTGATTTTAAAGACACCGCTTTTGTGTGTGCCTTGGTTAATTAATAAATTCTTTTTCCAATGGCACAATGCCTTTGTTGGAAAATTGAATGACTCCACAACCGTGGAGCCATTCAAGTATTGCAACACAAACATTAAGACTTAGTGTTAAACAATGGTGAGATTATATTGACAATCATAATCATCAATGAAAGTGCAAGACCGGCAACAGCAAAGGTTAACTCTTCCTTAGAGTCAACAGCTACGATCTGGATAGCACATACGCCACTCATGATAATGAGCAGCAAATTAAGTAAATGGTTCATAATAAAATTTTTAAGGGTTAATTACTAAATACTTCACATAATACTAATGGCATTATTAATGCAGGTACTGCAATTAAAGAAATAGCATAAGGTGTTATGTACATTAATAAGATTGGTGTTAGCACTAACAGTGCTGTAACCAACAAGGCAATAAATTTTTTCATAATAATTTTTTTAAGGGTTTAGAAAAATCTCTTGAGATTTTAAGTTTAGGATAAAGAGTGGTGTGTAGTAATAACCACTATTAATAAACATGTGTGGTGGCTGCCGTGTGTGGGCCTGCGTGTGTGGTGTGTGTGGTGGTGGCTCCCTCGGTGGTGGTGCGTGTGTGGTGTGTGTGTCCAGGTGTGTGAAGAACTCTTCCCTGGTGGAACTTTTTTGGGTTTTGATCTTGGATTTTTCTTTGAGGTGTGCTTGACATGGGGGGTACACCACTTCTTCTGTTGGACCGGGGGTTGAATATATAGTGACTCCACCCACATCCTCATACTCTCTGGTTCTAGTTTACCAAGAATTATTATATTTGCCTATGGAAGATTATGATTACATAGTGTTTTTAAAGAAGATGAAAGATAAAATATCAAAGTTTGAAACTAAATGGGATTTGTGTAACAAGAATACGGCTATTAGTTTATTTGATATGGATCGTCTTGCTACTAGATGTTCTTATGTGGGTAAGCTACAAGGGTTAATGAATAAAAAGGTTTTTTCTTTAGAGCAGATCAGAGAGTTGTATAAATTAATTAGCAGTAAAGATGAGCAAGCAAGAAAACTTGGTATGGGAATCATTGATGGTAGAGTCCTTGCTAGAAAAAAATCTAAAAAGGTATTATGAATATATGTGTTATTGACACTATACTACTGGAGCCGTATAGTTCTGAACGCATGATGGTTGTTTCTGGATACAACTGTGATGAAGTATTGGATTGGTACGATGATGCGTATGGGCTTCCACAAAGTAAAAAGCTGTCTGACATTAAAGATTTCTACAAAACTAAAACCGAATGGATTAAGTTTATTGAGGATAACCGGGAGGAATTTGACGGACTTGATAAAGACGGGGGTGGAATTGGACACGGTGTTTACATCTACCGTAAGTCACCAGACAAGGATTGTAAATTACGCATTGTGATCCTAAAGTATGGATTCTCTCCGTCTAATCCAGAGAACATGAGAACCCTCGCACATGAGATGCTACATGTATGCCAAGAATTTCTACCTCAATTTCTTAATAGAGATGAGGAGATGGAAGCAGAAGCATACTTTCATTCGTATTTAATGTACAGTTGCTATAAGTTATTTCTGTAAGAGAAAGTTTATTATATTTGTTTCCATAAAATAATAAGATCATGGCAAAAATGGGTGTACAAGGTACGAACACTAGAGTTTCTGTTAAAGTTACTAGACCAGGTGTTCACGCAAAGACTAAAACTTCAAAGTCTAAACGCAGTAAAAAATACAAAAAGGCTTACAAAGGCCAAGGAAAATAATTTATCCGCGCCTCTCTCCTAGCGGGTTAATGTGTGACTGTTCAGTTACACGGAACCCTTACGAATCTCTGCCTTCGTAAGGGTTTTTTTATGCTCCTAAATATATAATATAGGGGGATCATTAAAAACCTAGCAAAGACGGGGGATACAGAAGATAGGGTGCACCCAAATAGGTGCAAAAAAACGCAAAACAAAGAAAAATTGCACCTAAAAGGGTGCATTATTCAAATATGTTTGTTAGATTTGTGTCATGATAAAGCCAATTATTAGGAAAGTAAAGTTAGAACAAGGCGTTGCTGATGTTTCTACTGGAGAGATACTTCCAAAATCCACAACCATCAATGTAGTTGACAAAGACTTAGTAATTGTTCACAGTGATGAGTATGTGATTATAGATAGTTCGGCTCTTCAGTACATTCTTCAAAATTTTAGTCCTGTAGACTACGGACGAATCTTAAAAATGGCGGACATGACTAACGGTGTGTACAATATCTTGTACCACAACCGCGAACTCCCGCATACTGATGCAACTCTTATGGAGCAATTGCAGTACACACGCAACAAGTACGCTGATTTTATGAAGAGGTTGTACCGCAAAAGTGTAATCAGCTACATTCATACTGTTAAAGATGGAAAAGAAATGAAGTACATTATGCTCAATCCTAATTTGGCTAGAAAAAGAAAAACAATTGACAAGAATTGCTTGACCTACTTTGATGAACTAGGAACTAAATCAGGAATCTAATGAAAGTATTTTATAAAGTTATAAATGGATTTAAAGTTAAATTTTGCAGGGCTTATTTCTGCATTGGGATCGGAATGGATCAGTTTACTCCAGTGTATTATAGACATACTACTGGAAAATCATTGGGACTTGCTAAAAATAAAAAGAAACCATGTCTTACTGTGGAAAAAATATTTAAAGTGTAAAACAAATGTGGATATTAGAAGGAAAAGAGTTCACTGAAGAAATGATTCCAGAAGGAACTGTTGGTTTTGTATATGAAATGGTTTCAATCATTGATGGTAGACCGGTTAGATACATTGGCAAGAAGAATTTTTATGCTGATGTCAAAACTAAACTAGGTAAAAAAGAATTACCTACAGATAAAAGGTTGAAGACTTACAAGCGTGTGAGAAAAACAACCTACAAAAACTATTTCAGTAGCAATGAAGTATTAAAAAAAGCACATGCGGACGGAGTAACTATCAGAAGAGAAATATTACACATCTGTTTTGGTAAACAGGAGTTGTCTTATTATGAATGCAAATTCCAATTTGCCTTGGGCGTATTGGAAAGTGAAGAGTTCCTGAATGGGAACATACTTGGTAAATTTTTTAAACTAAAATAAATGGAGAGAGAAACAATGATTAAAATTTCCAGAAAGGGACCTGAAGGAAGTTGGCACAACACCCACATTGGTAGAGAGTTTTATGAAACTCTTGGGGAAACAGAAACCGAGGTTAAATTAAATATTGATGAAGGGCTTTGGCTTGATAAGCACTTTGTTGATGTAAGGCATTCAGAAGATGAGTCATGGGTGTCTGGTGATAAATACAGAACAAACCCACCACAACCAACCGAAGAAAAAGTAGATGAACCAAAAAATGTAGAAAATCCACTTGCAAATAATCCGTTACTTGTGAATATGGTTGAAACATTTAATAGATGTTTTTCTACAGCTGTAGCAAAGAACAATGACTACGGTGGATCTAACAATGATCCATTTGCTAATTTTAGAAACAGCACCATTGCAGGTGTGTCTGTGGAAAAAGGAATCTTGGTAAGACTGATGGATAAAATGTCCCGCATATCTACACTATTGGACAAAGAAGCAATGGTAAAAGATGAAAAGATTACTGATACAATTGAAGATGCCATCAACTACTTGGCAATTATGAAAGCTTATATTAATCTCAAAGACAAATGAAGTACAGAAAAAAACCAGTAGAAATTGAAGCAGTGCATTTTGCAGATGCTACATTAGGAACTCTTGATGAGATTTCCGAGTTTATGAATCAAGAACAAGAAATTGTTTTTAATGATTCAGTTGCAGAACCTAAGATTAAGATTGAAACATTAGAAGGACCAATGTTTGCATCATTAGGTGACTACATCATAAAAGGAATTAAAGGTGAGTTCTATGCATGTAAGCCAGATATTTTTGAACTCACTTATGACAAAGTAAATTAATTAAATAAATAAAAATGGATAACACACCAAACAGACAAATGACACTTGGAGAAAAAAGATGTCATATTAACTTCAATCCTTCGTCAGATGATAAGATTGGAAGATTTAAAAGAATGATGGCTGATGCTATTGATTATTGTAACAATGAGTTACTTACAACAGAAGACGGTGAAGCAAAACGCTGTTTTTCAATTGCTATGACTGAATTAGAAACAGCTCAAATGTATGGTGTAAAAGGAATTGCTAAAGGTTTAAAGTAATGGAAGAAAAATCATTACAGAACACTGATGCCAACGGTGCTAAGAAAAATGTCAAGGACATTGTTTTTTGGGGAGATGGCGACACATTCAAACTTATTTCTAAAGCATCTTCTAACGCAGAAGGTTGGATGAAAAGTACAAAAGCAATGCAAGCAGGTAGAAATGTAGTTGTTCAAGTTACAACACAACAAAGAAATCCTAATGGATCTTATGCCGTTGCCGAAGCTTTAACAACAGTTCCAAATGCAGAAATTGTAGATGTAATTGAAAATGAAATAGTTGTCGCAAGACATATTCAGTATAAATTGTTTTAAATAAAAAATAGTTATGATATATCAAGGTAAAGTTGTCATTTTAGACAAGCCGGCTTATGAGCCAAAAATTAAAGGATTAGAACTTAGCCCAGAAGCGCAAGCATCTATGGAAGCTGATCTTGTAAAACACTACACGCGTCTAGTTGTGCATGCAGTTGGAGAAGATGTAACTTTTTGCAAAGCAGGTGATGAAGTTATGATCACACCTCGTCAATTATCTTACTGTGATGTATTAGATATTGAGGGGAAAACAAAGTTTGTTGCTAAAGAAGGAGATTGTATTGCTAAATATTAATCAGTAGTAAACAATGAATAAAAGGTCTTAATCAGTTAAGGCCTTTTTTTTGTTTATATTTGTTGCATAAACAAAAAGTTTTTTGTATATTATTAGATATTGTTTATTAAAATCATAAGTTATGTCAATTATAAATTCAGACGGTTTAAATACTAACTGGCAACTAAATGTTTTAAGAGGTCTGCAAGCTATTGCAGATGAGGTAGCAAAACCTCTTACCTGCGCTGAAGACGGAATTACAATATGTTCTCCAATAACTGGTTTAAATGTTAATGTTCACGATGGCACTGGCATTCCAATAACAAGTACAATTGTTGGTGCAGATAAAGGACTGGATGTTAACATCATTAATGCATTGCCTTTAGAGATAAACTTAGATGCAGCAAATGACCAAGTAGGTATTTACGGTTATGATGGCACTACACCTACTCCAGTTTCTGTAGATTCAAATGGTTTTGTAAATACAAACACCTCTATAATATTTCCAAGCTCATTGCCAGTAACACAAGATCCAAGTTCAGATCCTTGGACAGTAGACGGAACTATAATTGCAAATCAAGGTACATCTCCATGGGTTGTTTCAGGAACAGTAGGTGTAACTGGCGAAGTAGAAATTATCAATGCTGTAGGAAGTCCAATACCTGTAATCATTACTGCTCCTGTACCTGTTATAAATGTAAACTTAGATGCAGCTGATGATCAAGTAGGAGTATATGGTTATATAAACGGGGTATCTACTACTCCTTTTCCTTTAAATGTAAATGCAACAGGTCAAGTTGCTATTCAAGATGGAGGTAACTCTATTACAGTAGATGGTACTGTAATTACAGATGCAGCTACTAGTTCTGTTGCAATCTGTGGTACAGATGGTGTTACTAATAATGTTGCAATCAGTGTTTCTCCAGCAGGACAACTTCTCACACAATCTAGTACTTTAGATGGTGCAGGAACTGCAATTACAAGTACTACTGTAAGTACTACAACAGCTTTAGATGTTAATCAAGTTCCTTTTGTGAGAACACCTAATCTAAAAGTATATATAACAGGAACAGGTTTTATTGCAGTACCTGTATATTCAATTACATTCTTTAATAGTGGTTCTGATAATGAGCTAATTACTTTTGATGGTGGTACAAGTTATGAAAATATTCCTGCAGGTGTTTCTATATCAATGGATGCTGGAGGTAACAATACTTATCCAGCAAGTGAATTTGGATATGACATTCTTGGAAGTGGACCACTTATTATAACTTATAACTCTTAATTATGGGAACTTTTATAAAAAGAGATCTGCCTAATGATGAATATCAAGCAGCAGTCTTATCTAATAATGCATCTGTTACAAATGTATTTGCAACTATTGCAGATTTACCTATAGTAACTGGTGAAGCAGATAGATTAGTATTTGATGTGAAGTATAATCAAACCGGAGGACTTGTAAAAGGTCAAGCAGTTTATGTTAGTGGAGCAAATGGTACTAACATACTTGTTAGTAAAGCAGATTATACCACTGAAGCAACCTCATCTAAGACATTAGGTCTTGTAGTAGTAACTGGAGCAAATAACTTTCAAGGACAAGTAATTTCTGATGGTTTATTATCTGGAATAGATACTTCTGCAGCAGGTGTTGCAGGTGATCCAGTTTGGTTAGGTCCTAATGGAACTTTGATATATGGATTAACAGCAAAGCCTTATGCACCAAATCACCTTGTTTTTATAGGGATAGTTACTAAAAAATCAGCTACGGTAGGTGAAATATTTGTTAAAGTTCAAAACGGTTTTGAGTTAGATGAACTTCATGATGTTCAGTTAAAAGGTACTGGTAATATTCCATTAGATGGAGATGTTTTGACGTATGAAGCAGCCACTCAGTTATGGAAAGCAAAACCTATTGTAAATCAAAATGATTCACCACTTGTATTTGTTATTGCAGCAACTGAAGGAGTACTAACAGGTACTCCAACTTATTTTAATGGTGTTGCAAATGACGGCATTGGAGCAAAATTAACAGCAACTTTAAATGGTGTGGTTTCCGATAATACATCTTTAGGTAGAATTGATACTAGTTATATTCCAGAAGTTGGTGATTTGATACTTGTTAAGAATCAAGTAAATCAATTTCATAATGGAGTTTATGAAATTGCAGATACAGGAAGTGTTTCTACACCATATATCTTAACTAGAAGTGTAGATATTGATGCTCCAGAAGAATTGTATCCATTACAAGTAAATGCATTTCAGGGATTAGTAAACGGTAGTAAATACTTTACTCAAACAAATACTGCATGGGGTAACACTACTCCACCTATAGTTGGATTTGCTGACATCACTTTTGCTCTTACCACACTTACTACAGCACCGTTACAAATAACATTTGTAGATAATGCTACGTCTGTAGCACTTCCTATTTGCGTATATACATTAGGTACAGATTTAACTAAACCAGGAGTAGGTGCTACATTAAAAGCAACTGCTGCAGGTACTTTAATTGTATCAGGAATGACAGCTGGTGCTAGTACAACATCATTAACACAATTTACAACATTACTTGTAAAAAATCAAGCTGAACCTCGTCATAATGGCACGTATCAAGTAATTAATCCAGGAAGTGCAACATCAGCATGGGTATTAAAAAGAATAGATGAACTGGCTGCTGGATTTAATAAAGCATTAAGAATTGTATTTTGTTCTCATAATACATCTGCTTTTGCAGGAACATATTTTACACCAACATGGAACCCAACTCTTTTAAATAAAAACATTGGTGTTACAGTAGGTATACCAGTACCATCAACTAACAGTATTGATTATGCTACTTATACTCCTCAAAATGGTAGATTTGGTATTGCCAATTCAAATGGTGCATATACATTTTATGCAACATTATCTTCAGCAATGACTGCTGCATTATTAGGTCAAACTATTGAGATGTTTGCTGATGTTACAGAAGCAGGAGCTGTTGCAATTCCCTTAAAACAAGGAGTTGATATTAATGGTAACGGTCATACCTATACCTATACTAATAACTCTGGAACAATGTTTTCATATATTCTTACCGGTGGAGTTATTGTAACAACAATTAATATACTGAATCTTAATATTGTAAGAACTAATACTGCATCTACTGCAGCTCCTGTATTTGGTTCATTTACAAATCCATCTGGAAGTGCTAGTACTACATTAAACTTTATTAATTCAACAGTTACTTATACAGCTACTTCTGGAAATACTCCAATAATACAATCAACGGCAGGAGCCTTTCATGTAGTAACAGTAAATGGATTAACTTGTACTTCAAATGCATTAGGAACAGCTATAGCCTGTTCTTCTGCAAACTTTTGTACAATTACTTGCACTGGAGGTTCAATTGGTTATTCTGGAGGTACAATAAGTAATTCTAGAATAACAACTGCTTCAGGAAATGCAGTAGACGTTTCTACAGCTATTTCTTGTATAATTAGATGTACAACATCAGGAATAGGAGTTAGAGAGGGTAGTGCTACTGATACAACTATTACTACAAATACAGGAATCTGTATGGAATCTGGATTTGTTATAGCTCAAGGATTTGCAAACAGATGTAATGCAAGTTCAACATCAGGAATTTGTTACAGAAGAGTTATTACTACAAATTGTACTGGAACAACAGGAGCTAATACTGTACTTGACCTTTGGTTTAACTATAGTGATGGTACAGCTAAATTTCGTAGAAATTACTTTGTTTGTAATTCTGCAGTTCCCGCTGTAATTAATGGTACAGGTGGTGATTTTGAAATTGTAGACTGCACTATAGTTCAAAATGGAACTGGTCCTGGAGTTAGACTATATGGATCTGTAGTAACTCATCCTCCTCAAGACGTTATAAATTGTACCATTATACTGCCACAAAGTAGTGCAGCAAATTGTATAACTGCATCAGCTTCACCAGGTAATGCAAGACTTATTAATAATAAATTTAAAGGAGCAACTACTCCTATAAATACCAATGTACTACAGCTTGTAGTAAATACAATTGATAACCAAGGAAATATTTTATTATGATGACAAAAATTGATATACTATTGAGTGATATAATATCTGTTATTGATGATACCACTCTGATCCGCAAAATCAGTGATCTTGAAGGCAAGGACTTAAGCGCATATCAAGATTTTACTGATATGGTAAATAATAAACAACATATAGAATATAATCAAACTTTTATAACAGATTATTATGTTAAAAGATATGCTTTAATATTGCAAGAAGATTTGATTATAAAAGAAATAGAAGAAGTTTTATATGATGATTTATCTGATTCAGAAAAATTAATATTTGATAACTTTTATAATACATTTACATCATGGCAGCAACACCAATAACAACTAAAATGGCAGCAGCCATTAACTATACTTATGTTACAGATAGTTCTGCTGATTGGTTATTGCCAACTTTACCAAACAATACTTACTTTTATGATAAGGCAGATAAGTTGCCTTATTACAAAGATGCATCTGGTAACATAATTAAGGTATTTGAAACAGCAACATATAAAACAGCAACCCTTAATTTTCAAACTGGAACTATTAACCCTGCAAATAGTTCTACTTATGTAATTCCAGGAAATGCAAATTATGCTCCTGTACTTTTGCTAAATGTAAGTCCTAGACATAGCGTAAGAACTCCAATTGGTGGATTTGTTAGATCAGTACAACTTTCAACATTTATACAAACTTCTTTTGGAGGTACAGGTTGGACTGGTACTTTTAGAATACATAATGTGACAGCAGGTACTTTTGTAGATATTATAACTGGATATAATTTTGCTTCTGGTGCTTATATTAACTTTGGTAGAAATGACCATTATCCATTGACTACATTCTTAGCTGTAAATGAAGGTGATGAACTTCAAATTAGATTAATTACTGCTACTTCTGGTACTGCTCCAGCCGGTTGTTATTTTACTGCACAAGTTTATATTACCCAATAAAATCATGAAAACAATGATTTGTAATAATATAATTATTTTAATAAAATGAAAGAAGAAGCTAGAACGGGTTTTATAGGATTTACAGATCCTCTTGATTTTTTATATTCTCTTGTAGGAGCAAAAACCTGGTTTATAAATTTAACAGTTGCTTTTTGTGTTTCTTTAAGTTCATTTGTATCAAATTATATTTGGGATGATCCTAAAGCTGTATTTACTCTATGGTCATTAATGATTGCAGACTGGATAACAGGCATAGTTAAAAGCATAATAAATAAAAGATTTGTAAGTTTTAAAATTTGGAGAATGCCTCTTTATTTTATTGCAACATCTTATTTGCTTCATATATCTTGGGGAATGGCAAAAGGTAATATCTTATTTACTTTGCTTCCAGGATTAGTTATAGGCGGTTTTTATTCAGTATATTTTATATCTTTACTTGAAAATTTAGGAGAAATAGGAATCCTTCCTAGAACATTAGTAAGAGCATTAAAATCAAAATTTGGTTTACAAAAGCTAATTAATAAAGATAAAGATAAAGAAAATGGAAGAGAAAACAATTAAAGAAAGATGGAAAGCAAAAACACCAAAGTTTTGGAAAAAAATGCAAAGAATTGGTATAGTGTTTGGAGCAGTAGGAGCTATTCTTTTAGCTTCGCCTGTGGCACTACCAGCAGCAGTGTTAACTGGAGCTGGGTATCTGATTGCACTTGGTAGTGCAACTGCAACATTATCACAACTTACAGTTGAAAATCCTGAAATAAAATAACCATGGCAAAGAAAAAAATTGAAGATTTTAAAGTGAATGTTGATACCAAAAAGGTAGATGTTCATGTAGAAAAAAAAGAAGGTAAATTTAAAGCTGAAGTCAATACTGAAAAGATTGATGTAAAGTTTGAAAAAGGAACAGATGGTTCAGACTTTGATTTGGATTCTAAAAAACTTGACATTCATGTTAGAAAAGATGAAAACGGAACTACTGTTGAAGTTGAAGCTGCAAATGGATTCTTAAAAAAGATAGGTAACTTCATTTCAAAAATCTTTGTTAAAAAATTCAATAAATAGAATCATGGGAGAATTAGACTTAAAAAAAATCAAACAAGTTCCTTTATCATCAGGTCAATACTTTAATGAAGAAATTAAAAAAGTTCAAATTGTTCTGCACCATACTGCTGGAAATTCTTCTGCACCTGCAACCATTAAAATGTGGGATAAAGATGACAGAGGAAGAATTGCAACATGTGTTGTAATCTCAGGAAACGGTGCGTCTAAAGATACTTTTGATGGAGAGATTTGTCAAGCATTTGGTTCTAAAAAATGGGGTTATCACTTAGGTCTTAAACAAGATATTTTTAGAGCCAAAGGTGTTCCGTACAAGTCTATTGATCCTATAGCTATAGGTATTGAGATATGCAATTGGGGACCTCTTACATTTAAAGCTGGCAAGTTTTATAATTATGTTGATAGAGAAGTTCCAGTCAACCAAGTATGCGCATTAGAAAAAGCTTACAAAGGACATTCATATTATCACTTATATACAGATGCTCAAATAGAATCTGTGCGTCAGTTGTTGGTTTATTGGAATCAAGTACATGGAATTGACTTGACTTACAATGAAGACATCTGGGATATAACCGTTAGGGCTTTAAAAGGAGAGAATGGGGTTTTCACTCATAACTCATACCGTAAAGATAAATCTGATGTTTCTCCACAACCAAAGTTAATTGCAATGTTAAAATCTTTGAAAGCATGAATAAAAATCAATTTAAAGGACTAGCATATACAAAAAATGTAGATGCTTTAAATTATGCACCATCAAATAGAGCAAAAGGAAGTTTACTTCGTAGAGATGACGGTGGAGAAATTTGCGAAACTACATCAGATGGTGGAAGAGGTTGTCGGAAAAAATCTAAATCAAAATCAAAAGGTTCGTCTCAAGAAAGTAAAGGAGGTGTGTTAGGTGTTATTGGTGCAGCTATTGCCGGAACACTTGGTGGCCTTGGTTACAAAAAAATGAAAGAAAGAGAATAATGGCTAGAAATTCATTAGCAGGTAAGTCTACTGGAACCAGTAAGTCTGCAAAGTATTTTGCTTCTAATCCTGAAGCGCGTAAGAAAAAGAATGAATACAACAAAGAGTATCATTCAAGTCCTTCGCGTATCAAATACAGAGAAGAATTAAATGCTGCTAATAGAAAAGCTGGAACTTATGGTAACAAAGACGGCAAAGATAAATCACATACTAAAAAAGGAAAGTTGGTAAGTGAGAAAGCATCTACAAACCGCGCTAGAAATGGTAAAGGCAACAATGCTAGAAAAAAATAAATCCCCCCTTTGACTTTCATTTCATTGGCTAAAGCACTTTTCAAGAGGTGCTTTTTTTATTAAACATAAAATAGTTAACCATTTATTATTATATTTGGCATAATAAACATTAAATATTATGTCAGAACAAACCAACCAAGAAGAACGCGAGTACACTCCACAAGAGATACGCGCCATGCAAGAAAAAACAATTGCATATTACAAAAGTCAAGAAAAAGTTCTTGCTGCTCAATGTACTGTTGAAGAGTACAAAGCCCGCATTAAAAAAGCGCAGTTTGAAGCATTTGATTATTCAATGAGAATGATGCAAATTAATCAAGCTATGCAAGATGCAGCTGAAGAAGAAAAAAAAGAAACTGAAACAAAAGAAGAATAGTCATGGCAAAGGCGTTAGTTGTTAACAAGCAAGTGCCGCTATCTTTGATTGAAGTCATCAAGTTTCAAATAAACATGTACTGCTTCATAAATAAGATTAGGTTAAGTCCGGCACAATTAGATTGTTTGTCTTTATTGGGATTATACGGTGAAATGAATATGTCAGATTTCTGCAATGAAGTTGTTTCTGAAGAAATTTTTGGTAATGTTCAAACTACAAGAAACTTTATTACAAAGTGTGTAAAAGAAAATTTGGTAACTAGAAGTGGATTAGGAAACAAACTTGTTTCATTAAACAAAGATTTGGAGTTATTAACAGAAGGAACTATATTACTGAATTTAAAAGTATATCATCTTGAAACCAACCAAGGGCAAGGAGCTAATTAAAAAAACAGCTCAAGAACTAAATTTACCAGAGGAAATGGTAAGGGATGTTGTTGAGTTTTATTATTCTATAGTAACTAGAAAGATTGAAAACTTAGAAAATGCTACAATTTTTTTGCATGGATTAGGTACTCTTAGATTAAGCAGAAGAAAGCTTGAAAAGAATATTGAAAAAATGCAAAAACTATTAGAGAGCAACTCTCAAGAGGATTTTAAAAAAGTTATTAAATTCAATCTTTCTAAAACAATGTTGGATAGCAAAGTTAAAGGATTAGAAATGTGTAATGAGTACTACAAAGAAATGTATGAAAAGCGTAATAAAAATTTGGAAAGCAAAAGGGCAAATCCTGGAGGGGATCAAGAATAACATATTCAAGAATGAACATGTTGAAGAAATTGCCAAAGAAAGATGGATGATTTGTGAAGGTTGTCCGTTAGTAGATAAAAAAGGAGATAAGTGTTTGGTTCCTGGAACAGGACCTTGTTGTGGTTCATGCGGATGCAGTATGGGATTAAAACTAAGAGCACTTGGTTCTGATTGTCCAGAAGGTAAATGGGATGCAGTGTTGTCACATGAAGAAAGTTATTTACTACAAAAAAAATTGAGCGATGAACAGTCTGAAAAAAAGTAACTTATATAACAGTGCGCCTATTGTTTCACCTATTGATAATGGTTTAGGTATAATGCCAATTGATTCTAGTGATGCACAAGGATTATGGGGTCAAATAACTCAAAACAACGCAAACATTTATGATCCATGGAAAACTTTATCAATTTCTGCAGAAGAAAAAGAATATTTGGAAACAATTGCGTTGGCTGCAGATTTGTTAGCTAGTCATGTAATTACAACTCAAGACTTTTTTAAACTTAAACTTTTGCTTAAAAGTAAAGATGAAGAAATAAGAAATGCAGGTATCATATTTTTAAACCAAAAGGCAAAACTATGAGTGTAAAATTTTATGCCGATGAACACAGATATATCAGCGTTGATGAAAGAGATCCCATTGATTGGATAAGTGTAACAAGATTGATTCATTACTTTAAAGAACCATTTGATACAATCAAAATGGCTGAAGCCTGTTCTAAAGGAAAAAATCCTAAGTACAATAAAATGACTCCTGAAGACATCATTAAGCTGTGGGAATCTGAAAACAAAAGAGCTGTTAATTTAGGTTCATGGTATCATGACCAAAGAGAAAAAGATGTTCTTGCATGTAATACAATTACAAGGAAAGGTAAAGAGTTAACCATTATAAACCCTTTGATGGACGGAATGGTTAAACTTGCGCCAGATCAACAATTAACTGATGGCATTTATCCTGAACATTTGGTATATTTAAAGTCTACTGGTATTTGCGGACAGGCTGATAGAATTGAAGTTGTAGATGAATTGATTGATGTGTATGATTACAAAACAAATAAAGAAATCAAACTTCAGGGATTTACAGATAGACTAGGTAAAAGTAAAAAAATGCTTGGTCCTCTTTCTCATTTAGATGAGTGTAATTACAATGAATATGCTTTACAATTAAGTACTTACATGTACATTATGTTAAAGCATAACTTTAATTTGAAACCAGGTAAGATTCAACTAGATCACATTGAATTTGAAATTGATCACCTAGACAAGAATGGTTATCCTGTTGTTGCTACAGATGCTATGGGTGATCCGCTAGTAAAAAATGTAACACCGTATGAATTACCATACATGAAGAAAGAGGTGATTGCAATGTTTAAATATGTACAAGAACACAGAGAAAAAATATTAAACCATGGCCATTAAACTATTTGATGCAATAAATGGTAAAGTAGTTCCAACAGAACACTGCCAGACTATTCCTTTTTTGAGAAGAATAATGGAAGAGTATCCGGACAATCATTTGCAAATCTATGCATACTTGTTTTATATGAGTTGCCGAAGTTCAGAGAATCCATACTTTAATAGACCGCAAGATGAAGTTCAAGATGAAATTCTTTCTGATTTAAATCCTAACTTTGATCCAGAAGACAGACTTATTCGCATAGCACTAGATAGATGCAAAGACATGTATGAAACTCCAACTATTCGTGCATACAATGGTATTTCTAACATGTTAGAAAAACTTGCATTTTATATGGAAAATCAAACTATTACAGATGGCCGAGATGGAAACATTACAGCCATTGTGAGTGCTGCAAAAAACTTTGATGCAATTAGAAAATCATTTAAAGGAGTTGCAAAAGATTTGGAAGAAGAACAATCATCAAGAGCCAGAGGTGGACAAAAACTAAGTTACGATGATTAATGATGATTTAGGTCAGTTTCATGAAGACATACCTTTATGGCATGACGGCATTTGGACAACTTATAGTTTTCCAAACAGGCTTGATATGGCTACAACTTTAGAAGCAGACTATTTTAAAGAACCCGGTCAGTATGATTTTGATGAAGTTGTTAAAGAGTTTCAAAAACAAGGACTGAAGTTTAAGAAAGATGGTTATTTCTGTGATGCGGCAGATGGCACTAAAGACTTTATTGATTATTGGAATGATCAAAAACTAAAATCTAGAAAAGGTGTTTTGTTTTGGAAAGGTGATAAAAAGTATTACCTGCCGCGTGATTACTATTTTTGGATTAATTTTTTGCCAATCATTGACAAAGTAAAAAGAAAAACAGATTTTCCAGACATTCATGACGCACAATATCACATGTCATTGTATGAAGCAATTGGAGAGTTGTTTTATTTGCATGGAATCATATTAAAGAAAAGACAGTTTGGATCTTCATTTTATCATGGAGCTAAACTAGTAAATATTCTATGGTTTGAATACGGACCAGTTCTTAAAATTGGTTCTTCATTAAGTGCGTATGTTACTGGTGTAAATGGTACGTGGAAAATGATTAATGAATACAAAAACTTTTTGAATCAACATACAGCGTGGTATAGACCAATGAATCCAGGAGGAGTTGGTGAGTGGCAACAGAAAATTGAGTATGTTGAAAATGGTAGAAAAACTGAAAGAGGTAGAAAAGGTGTTCTTCAAGCGTTGTCATTTGAGCAATCAGATACAGCCGGTGTAGGGGGACTTTGTACTTTGTTTTTTTATGAAGAGGCAGGAATTGCCAAGACTATGGACAAAACATACGAGTTCATGCTTCCGGCATTACAAGCTGGTGAAATTACTACAGGATACTTTATTGGTTCTGGAACCGTAGGGGATTTGAAACAGTGCGAACCTTTGCGAAAGTACATGTATAAAGCCAAAGGAAATGGATTCTATGAAGTACCAAATAAATGGGCTAATCCAAAAGGAACAGTTCTTATTACAGGATTATTTATTCCTGAACAATGGTCAATGCCACCATACATTGATGAGTTTGGTAATTCAAAAGTAGAAGAAGCATTAGAAGCACTGATTGAGTTAAAGAAACAGTGGAAAAAAGATTTAGATCCTGAAACATATCAAATTAGATGTTCTCAGCGACCAACTAACATGGAAGAAGCCTTTGCCTTTAGAGGTGAAAGTATATTTCCACTAGAGTTAGTAAAATCACACAAACGCGATATTGAAGAAGGAGATTATCCTTACACCTGTTATAACTTGGCGTATGATAACAAAGGTGAGATTATCGCATCACCAACAACCAAGAAACCAATATTAATCTTTCCTATAGAAAAAAGCTCAGAAGATAAATCTGGTGCAATACAAGTATGGGAAGAACCGGATGAAGAAAAAGATTTTTGCACTACATACTTTGCATCAGTCGATCCTGTGTCAGAGGGTAAAACAGTAACCTCTGATTCACTTTGTTCTATTCATGTTTACAAGAACCCAATACAAGTACAAAGAGTACTGGCTAACGGTGAAGTGGAAACATTTATTGAAGGAGATAAAATTGTAGCAGCCTGGACGGGAAGGTATGATGACATTAACAAAACACATGAAAGATTAGAATTAATTATTGAGTGGTATCAAGCTTGGACAGTTGTTGAGAACAACGTACCCTTGTTTATCCAATACATGCAGTTTAAACGCAAGCAAAAGTATTTAGTTCCATCTTCTCAAATAGTATTCTCAAAAGAAGTACAGCAATCTAAAACTCAGTTTCAACAATACGGATGGCGAAATGTTTCTACCATATTTAAAACTGTAATGTTGAGTTACTTAATTGAGTACCTTAGAGAGGAGCTTGATGTAGAAACTGATGAAGACGGTAAGATCTATAAGAAGCATTATGGTATATCCCGAATCCCTGATTACATGGCAATGATTGAAATGGAACATTATCAACCAGGAGTCAATGTGGATAGGCTAATTTCTTTGGGAGCTTTGATTACATTTGTAAAAATACAGGAAGCAAGTAGAGGTTTAAAGAAAAGAGTTGAATATGATAATGAAGAACATTTGGAAAAGTCAGAAAATTTGTATAAATTAAATAGGAGTCCTTATAGACATATTGGATCAAGCAGTGAATCTTTAAGTATGAAGAAACCCCGCAACCCATTTAAAAATTTTAGATAATGGAAATATTAAACGCAATAGACTTAAAAAAAGGGAAGAAGACCAAAAAAAATAGATTTGGTGTATTTACCCAACCAATTCAATTTGTACCAGCAGATGAAAAAGATGATGAGTGGTCAAAATGGAACATTGATTGGTTAGAGTGGCAAGGAATTAAGCAGATAGGTTCTAAAGCCAGACGCATAATGAAAAATTACAAACTTGCTAAAGGTGTAATTGATAAAACCGATTATCTACCAGATGTAGAAAATGAAATGACTGAAATGCTTGATGTTCTTACTCAAGGGCAAAATGAAGCATTGGAGTTAAAGTTCTATCCAATTATTCCCAATTTGGTTAATACACTGGTTTCTGAATTTGCAAAAAGAAATACCAAAGTTGATTACCGTGCTATTGATGAGTATTCATACAATGAGGTAATGGATAAAAAAACTGAAGCTATCAGTAAAGTTTTAGTTGAGTATGCTCAACAAAAGCTTATTGCTAAGATGGTTGAAATGGGATTAGATCCAAACTCAGAAGAAGCGCAACAACAATTAAATCCAGAAGCATTAAAAAAACTTCCAGAAATTGAAGATTTTTATTCTAAAAAATATCAAACACTTGCTGAAAAATGGGCGGTAAAACAACATGCAATTGATGTGAACCGTTTTAAAATGGACGAGATGGAAGAAACAGCTTTCAGAGATTCATTAATTACAGACAGTGAATTTTGGCATTTTAAAATGCTAGAAGATGATTACAACATTGAGTTATTAAATCCAGCACTTTCATTTTATCATAAGTCACCAAATGTGCATTACATTTCTCAAGGTAACTGGGCTGGTTGGATTGACATGCTTACCATTGCTGATGTTGTAGATAAGTATGGATACTTAATGACAGCTGAACAGTTAGAATCTCTTGAGTTATTGCATCCAGCACGTTCAGCAAGATACATGATTGATGGTATTCCAAATGATGGTTCATTATACAATACTGATGACAGTTATGAATCTAACAGAAGATCAGGTGTAGATATGCGCAGACATCTTTCTTTTGTAGAAAACGCACATGATCCTCATGATGTTGTATCTTACATTGTTGGACAAAGTGAACATGCAGGAAACTTACACACCGTTGAATTATTGCGTGTATCTACATCTTACTGGAAAACTCAAAGAAGAGTTGGTCAGTTAACTAAGATTGATGAAGATGGTGCTGTTGTTACAGAAATCATAGATGAAAACTATGTAGTAACTACAAAGCCTGTTTACAATAAAACATTTGAGAAAAAAGAAACTGGAGATAATTTAATTTTTGGTGATCACATTGATTGGTTTTGGATTAATCAAGTGTGGGGTGGTGTAAAAATTGGAAACAACAGAACTATCTTTAATACAGAAACAGATACAGATTTTGATCCAATCTATTTAGGAATTGACAGAGAAAAACCAGGTCCACTTAAATTCCAATTCCGTGGAGATAAAACTATGTATGGAGCCAAACTTCCAATTGAAGGAAGAGTGTTTTCTGATAGAAATACCAAGTCAACATCATTTGTTGATTTGTTAAAGCCCTCGCAAATTGGATATAATATCTGCAACAATCAAATAGCAGATATTCTTGTAGATGAACTAGGTTCAGTAATTGTACTTGATCAGAATGCAATCCCAAAACATTCAATGGGTGAAGACTGGGGTAAGAATAATCTTGCTAAAGCTTATGTGGCAATGAAAGACTTTTCAATGCTTCCATTAGATCCAAGTATTGCTAATACAGAAAGTGCTACAAACTTTCAGCATTATCAAGTTTTGAATCTTGAACAATCAAACAGATTGATGTCAAGAATCCAATTGGCTAATTACTTTAAGAGTCAGGCCATGGAAGTTGTTGGTTTAAATCCTCAAAGAATGGGACAACAACTTGGACAAATAAATACAGCAACAGGAATAGAACAGGCAATGTCTGGTTCTTATGCTCAAACTGAAACTTATTTTATTCAACACAGTGATCACTTAATGCCGCGTGTCCATGCAATGCGTACTGACTTAGCTCAGTTTTATCATTCAACAAAACCATCTGTTAGATTACAAGGAATGATTTCTCCAGATGAAAGAACAAACTTTGAAATTAATGGCACTGATTTATTATTGGTTGACTTAAATGTATTCTGCTTGACCAATGCTAATAATAGAAATACACTTGAACAACTCAAACAAGTGTTCATGAGTAACAATACTACTGGAGCTTCTGTTTATGATTTAGGTGAATTGATGCAATCAGATTCTATTGGTTCATTGAATGTCATTCTTAAAGGAATTGAAACCAAATCTGAAGAAAGAAGAAAAGAAGAAATGCAAGCTCAACAACAAGCACAAGAAGCTGAAATTGCTGCTAAGAAAGCTGAGAAACAAATGGAAATGGATCATGTTTCTAGAGAAAAAGAAAAAGATCGCAGATCTAGATTACTTGAAGCTGAAATTAAAGCGGCTGGTTATGGAGCTATGCAAGATGTTAATAAGAATCAACAATCAGATTTCCAAGATGTATTAAAAGATGTTAAACAATCTGAACAATATGCTGATACTATGAACTTTAACAGGGAAAAAGAATCAAGCAAAACAGATTTGCATCAACAAAAACTAGACATTGAAAGAGAAAAAATGATGAATGAATCTAGAAACAAACAAATGGAATTAGCAATTGCTAAGGAAAATAAAAACAGATTTGATGAGAAAAAACCTAATAAGTAAAATAAATGCATGTTTTAACTATAGTATGGAAAAAACTTTTCAGCTAATCAAAAATAGTTAAACATATATTGTTTACAATTGAATAAATTTGCTTATATTAATTATAGTCAGAACTAAAACCAACAAAAATGACAGAAGAAGAAAAAGCAGCTCAAGCAGCTGCAACAAACTCTGCTACAGCGGTAGAAGAGGTTGATTTTGATAACCTAGATGATTTACTTGGAATCCCATCAGCGAGCTCAGTTATTGCTCCTACAGAATCCAAACCTACGGTTTTAAAGTCAGATAAAGTTGACATATCGTTCCTAGATAAAATTGGAGATGATGATACAGAATCATTAAAAGATCCAGTAGTTGCTAAAGCTGCTGTATCCGCACTTGTTGATGATGAATTTACTGGAGGCCCTAGTGATGCAGCTGATGAAGTTGAAGAAAAGGATAAAGGTGGAAGACCAAGATTGACAAAAGATGCAATGATTGAAGCAGCAACTAGGTTAATTGACAAAGGAGTACTTCAACCATTTGATGATGGAAAAGCCCTTGCTGATTATACAGTAGATGACTTTGAAGAACTTATTCAGGCAAACATTGATTCACAAACAAGCGAAGTTGCACAAAATGCACCCGTTCAATTGTTTCAACAATTACCAGAAGAAGTTCAAGCAGTTATTCATTATGCGTTGAATGGCGGACAAGACATCAAATCAGTATTCAGCCAATTAGCTAAAGCACAAGAAACATTTGACTTGGATGTTACTAATGAGCAAGACCAAGAAAGCATTGCTAGACAATACTTAAATCTTTCTGGCTTTGGTTCTACTGAAGAAGTTGAAGATGAAATCAATGTTCTTAAAGATCGCGGTGATTTGCAAAAATATGCTGAAAGGTATAAACCAAAATTGGATGCAAGACAAGCTGAGGTAATTGAAAAAAGATTGAAAGATCAACAGTCTGCTCAAGCTCGCAAAAATGATATGGAAAAAAGATACCATGATGTTGTTTACAATACTTTAAATAGTAACAACTTAAATGGTATTCCTTTGAATAACAAAGTTCAAACCATGTTATACTATGGTCTTACAGATGCTACTAAGTATCAAGATGCAAAAGGTAATGCTACAAATGCATTAGGTTATTTGTTAGAACAACATCAGTTTGGGGAAAAAGCAAATCCTTCATTGGTAGCTGAAGCATTATGGTTACTTGCTGATCCGGTTAATTACCGTAACTCAGTAAAACAACTTGGTGCTAATGTTGCAAATGCAAATACAGTGAGAGCTTTAAGAACAGAAGAAGCTTCAAGAAATACATCATCCACCGGAATCGGGGAACAAAACACAAACGCTAGTAGAGTGTCTTCCAAAAGAGAGCCAATTAAAAGGCAAGGTAAGTCACTATTTTCTAGATAATTAAATAGTAAACAATAAACAAATATAAAAATGAGTACACCAGTTTTAAATAATGGTATGTTCCTTCGGGACAACTATTACACAGCAAGCTCTCATGTGGATTCTTACCACTTGATGAATTTGATGAAAGATTCTCAACCAGATGATTTGGGACCAATTGAACTTTGGGCGCAAGTTAAAAAGTTAGAGATGCCTTTATATCAAATGTCTTCTTTTAACGGAAAGAATGTTATTGAGGTAAACCACCCAAGAGGTGAATACAAGTGGTCAACACCTGTATCTGAAGAACTTCCTTTTGTTATGGAAGATCTTGATCCAACTAACACTGTTAAAGGTGTAGATGGCACTCCGTTTAAAATCAAATTAAACAAACGTGTATTTGGACATGGTGATATTATCACTTATGATAAATTCAATGGAAAAGAACTTTATATCACAGATGAAGACATCTTGGATATGGGTGACGGATTTATCTACACTGTTCAAATGCCGAATAATGATTCAGCTGCAACATTTGATAACCGCTTTTTAACAAGCAACACTTATTATTTCCGTGTAGGTTCTGCGCGTGGTGAGTATGGTGAAAGATATTCTGATCTTTCTATGACTCACACAACTCGTGAGTTCTACAACTATGTTGGTAATGCAGATGCACACGTTCACTATACTATTTCATCTAAAGTGAAATTGATGGAGAAAGGTGGTATGCAAGCTGACGGTTCAATTCCTGTAACTGAAATTTGGAAAAACTTTGATACGTCAATGGATCCATCTATCAATACATTGGAAGGAATGGTTGCTGCTAAAGGACAAGGTTATGTGAAAAAAGCAATGGACAATGGAAACTTGGTTCGTTCTTTTATCACTAAGTTGGAAGCAGCTCACCTTTCTAAAATTGCTTATGATATTGAAACTTACCTTATGTGGGGTAAAGGTGGACGTATCAAGCAAGATGGTCCAGATGATCTTCGTTTATCAGTTGGTTTGTGGAAACAATTAGACTTGTCTTACAAGCATGTTTACAACAAATCTGATTTCCGTCTTGACATCTTCCGTTCTGAGATCTTCAACTTCTACAATGGTAAAGTTGACTTCCAAGGACCAGATCCAAAACGTGAATTGATTGTTCAAACAGGTATGGGTGGTATGCGTATTATCAATGAAGCAATCAAGCGTGAAGCTTTTGCATCTGGATTGGTAATGAATGCAAAAGAATTAGAAGCAGTAAAAGGTTCAGGAATGGACTTGTCTTATGGTTTCTCTTTTACAAGCTACACAATTCCTTTCTTGGCAAATGTGAAGTTTGTTTTAAACCCTGCGTTTGACAACTTACAAAACAATGAGATTGAAAACCCAATCATTGACGGTTTCCGTTTGTCTTCTTACTCATTCATTATCTTTGATATTACTGAGAATGGACAAGACAATATCAAATTGTTGAAATGTGCTTGGAACAAAGATCTTGTTTGGAGATATGTAAATGGTTCTATGGACTATATGGGACGTACTCAAGGGTTCGCTTCATCTGGTAACTTTAATGGATACCAAATCTACATGACTCAGGCAATGCCTGCAATCAAAGTGGAAGATCCTACTAAAGTGTTGAAAATTGTTATGAGAAACCCAATCACGGGTGGTTCATTGTAATTAATAACTAAAATTGCACAGAGTTTCATTAATGCTACTCTGTGCTTTTTTTTAAACTTTAAAATCATGTCAACAATAAAAGTAGGGGTGTCAAGCCCAGATCCAGTATTACAAAGAGTTCCTTATGCTGAAGCGGCTTTAGCAAGAATTGCTCATGTAAATGAAGCAATTCGTTTGTTAAAAGTAGATTGTGCTGCAGTAAGTAAGTTACCTACATACGTTCCTTTAACAGCATCAGCAATCAATACATTAAAACCAGAACTTGATGCAAAGTTGCTTGCTATTGAAACAAAATTAAATGATTTAATTAAAGCATTATCCTAGAAAGATGAAGAGAGGTGGTCGTTAAGTGTCCGCCTCTTTTTATTATATTTGTCAGTCATTAATATTAAACCAACAAAAAAATGAGTACAAAATTAGAACACATGGGAAAGGTCACTATTAAACCTTTCACAGATCCAAATCAAGAGAACATGGGACTTGAAAAATATAACTATGTTGTATTTCCTAATACATGCCAAGTAGAATCTCTTGCTGCTGTAGAGCAAAATGGCAAAATGCGTTATTTGACAGGTCTTAATGAGTTTGCACCAGAAGTAAAACTTATTAAAGACTCAGAAAAAAAAGCTGCTGTAATTAAAGACATCAGAGAAACAATTGCTTTACTTGAAAGAGAAAGAGCATTTAATCAAATTGATCCAGAGGACAAAGATTTCTGGAGTAAAGTTGAATTGTTTACACCAAGTAATTCAGATATTTGGGGTAAGGTATATTTAAAGTTAGGCAATGATGATATTGTTTTAGATCCAAAAGACAACTTGGATCATCTTATTATTGTTAAAGCTATTGAGAATGGAGGATTTTCATTAGTAGCTTCTAATTTTGAAGAAGCAAAAAGAACTAAAGCAAAATGGTATCTTGACAGACTGATTGATACTGTAGCAACAAGTGTTGGCATTACTAAGTTAAAAAACAAAGCAGGTGCTATATTAGAACAATTGTCTGAAGAGAATCCAAGAAAATTGTTTTACATTGCAAAGAACATTGATGGAAATAGTCCTCAGTATTCAAACAAAACGTTACCAGGAGTTATTTATGGCAACTTAGATAATTACATTAACGGTAAAGGATTTGACAGCAACTTTAAACGTTGTGCTACAACATTTATTGAAAGTTCAGAAATGAGCATTGAAGACTTAAAAATTAAAGCAATTATCAAGGATGCAAGTTTCTACAAATACATTATTGTAAAACCTGATGGTATGTTACACGAAGCTTCACAAAATGTAATGCTTGGCAGAAATGTATCTGATATCTTAGAGTATTTAAAAAATCCAACTAATGAAGATATGTTGGATCTTTTGATGGCTAAGGTTGAAGCTGTTTGGAGTAAGTAATTTTTAAATTCAAATAAGATGAAAACAACAATGAAAAAAGCGGTTGCAAAACCAGTTATGAAAGATGGTGGGAAAATGAAAAAATACGGCAATGGAGGTAAAACTTCAGGAGTTGACAATTCAACAACTAATACCACAAAAGGCGAAATGTTAAAAATGTCAAAAGGTGGAAAGGTTATGCCTAAGAAAGCTATGGGTGGTAAAATGGGTAAAAAGGCTTGCTAATGGCAAAGAAAGGTCTTTATGCTAACATTCATGCCAAAAGAAAAAGAATAGCATCAGGTTCCGGGGAATCAATGAGAAAACCCGGAACTAAAGGTGCTCCCTCTAAAAATGATTTTATTAAATCTGCAAAAACTGCTAAAAAGAAATAATCATGGCTGTAAAAAAAATTAAAAAAGAAAAATCAGAGTGCGGAGAAAAGACTAAAAAAGCTTTTCAAGCAGGACTGAATGTAGGACGCAACATGAAAAAACCAATTACTAATAAGAAAAAGTAATGGCAAAGACTGCTGCTTGGACTCGCAAAGAAGGCAAAGATCCTAAAGGTGGATTAAATGCCAAAGGGGTTGCTTCTTACAGAAGAGCAAATCCAGGAAGTAAGTTACAGACAGCTGTAACAACAAAACCTTCTAAGCTTAAAGCTGGGAGTAAAGATGCCAAAAGACGCAAGTCTTTTTGTGCTAGAATGGGAGGAGTTAAAGGTCCAATGAAAGATGAAAAAGGAAGACCAACTAGAAAAGCATTGGCTTTAAGAAAGTGGAATTGTTAATACAATAGATTATGGCAACTGTAAAAAAAGGTATGGGTTTTAAAGCAGCTCAAAAAAATATATCTTCTAAGCAAGGAGTTTCAATGAAAGCTGCTGGTGCAATATTAGCATCTGCCGCAAGAAAAGCATCTCCTGCAGCTAAACGCAAAAATCCTAATCTAAAAAAAGTTAAAGGGAAATGACAAATGATACCATACAAATAAAGGTTAAGCAGCGTATTAACAAACTAGCCAGTAATGACTATGATAATATTATGCCTTGGCAAATTGTTGAAGCTTTTAATAAAGCCCAAGTAACTTGGTCTAGAAGAAATTTGATGGGAACTAATATGACCAAGACAGGTGATGAAGCCAGTAAAAGACGTATTGATGATTTACAAGTTTTGCTTTCAGACAAACCATTGCAAATGGTTAAAAAAGATTTGTATTTTCAATCACCTATTCTTCCTGCAGATTATTTTGAATGGAAAAGAATTTCAAGTAAAGCAAAAAAAGATTGTTGTGATAAAAGACAAATGATGATTTATCTTGCTGAAGAAGCAAACGTAGATGAACTTTTGAGAGATTATAATAAAAAGCCAAGTTTTGAATGGGGTGAAACTTTTGCTACAGTACTAGGAAATAGAGTCAAAGTTTATACAAATAATGATTTTGAATTAGAAAGCACAGTATTAACTTACTACAGACAACCAAGGAGAATAGAAATTATAGGAACATCTGATCCATATACAGGACTTGTTTCAACTGCAAACGTTGAATGCGAATTTAAAGATGACATTATTGAACTATTCATTGATGAGTGTGTGAAAATTTTAGCAGGAGATCTTGAAGATGTTACTGCAAATCAAATTGCAGATAATTCAGTAGAAACTAATAACTAAGAATAAAATGAATACTCCACAAAGAGGTTTGTTAAAAAGACCTGCACCTCAAACAAGTACCACTACTTACACAAAACCATCAGGTAATCATTGTGTAGAAGAAACAACTGTATGTATTTGTGAATTAATGAATGCATCTATTTCATTTCATAAATTACATTTAAAAGTAAATGGTGTAGGCGCATACGCTACGCACATGGCACTAGGTCCACTTTATGAAGAATTGCCAGATCTAGTAGATACTATTACAGAAGCATATCAAGGAGCAGCTGAAAGAATTTTAGTTCTTCCAGACTGTTGTCCAAGAAGTCTTAATTCTGTAGAAGAAGCTATTGTTTACATCAGAGAAATCTATGACATGATTTGTGCTTTACAAGACATTATGTGTTTTTCAGAAATAAGCAATGAGTTAGACAATGTAAAAGCTCTTTTATCTAGTACTAAATATAAATTATTATTCTTAAAATAAAAAACCATGTTAAACAATCTTACAAATTTCTTAAACCTTATTGCTAAAGACAGAATCAAGAAAAAACTTGAGCTATCAGACATTATTGCTATAGGAACAAAACAAAGTTCTAAACTTGGTGATTATAAACCAACTGCAATAGTATATGCAGATTTAGAAGCACAGTTATTGGCATCTGTTCCAACGCCAACGCCACTTCCAACTCCTTCAGTAGGAGCTTCTATTTGGGCTAATAAATTTACCCCAGTTGGTTGTATTAGTGAAGATATAACATTACCCACTCCAGGTGCTTTTACTTATCCTTCTCCTTTATCTATTTGCGTAGGAGGTTCAGTAACAGTTCCTGTAGGAACAACTTTAACAGTAGTATAAACAATTAAAAATAAAATAAAATGAGTCAAATAAAAATAAATGTAATAGCCCCTTTAGGTTACACAGGACCAGTATTACCAGGAGATAATAATTTTGTACAGATAGTTGATACAAATGGAAATAGTGTATTTGAGATAGTTGGTAATATTGTAAATGCAAAAGGTGTTCAAATTACTAATATTGGATTAAATAATATTGGTATAGGTGCTGGCAATTTACAAAGCACAACTACAGGTACAAATAATACAGCTGTTGGTAACGGTTCCGGTGGCAGTGTAACAACTGGAATACAAAATACAGTTGTTGGTGCAGGTTCTTTGTTTTCAACTACAACCGGTTCAGATAATGTTGCAATTGGTGCTGGATGTTTATTATCTAATACATCAGGTCAAAAAAATATAGCTATTGGTACTCAAGCATTAAGGTTAAATACTACAACCTCAAATAATGTTGCCATTGGTTATCAAGCAATGAAAGATTCAGTTGGTAATCTTTTATCTGTAGCTATTGGTTCTCAAGCTTTAAGAACAGGTGCTTCAAACAGCATTGCTATAGGTAACGGAGCTGGAGCTTCATCAGCTCAACCTATAACTGCTATTGGAAGTGCAGCATTAGGTAATTCAACTGGATTTGGAAATACAGCATTAGGGACTTCTGCTGGATTCAATTTAACTATAGGTAGCAATAATACTCTTTTAGGAGCTGGAGCCGCATCTGGTAGTGTAATTACTGGAGATCAAAATTCGTGTCTTGGTGCATCATCTGGAGGTTATATTGATACTGGTTCAAATAATACATGCATTGGTTATTCATCGCAAGTATCTCAAACAGGAGCTTCTAATGAGTTTGTATTAGGTAATGTTAATGTTGCTGTATTAAGTTGTGCTGTAACAAGCATTAGTTCTTTATCAGATAGAAGAGATAAAAAAGAAATTGAAGAACTACCAGTTGGATTAGATTTTATACAAAAATTAAAACCAGTTAAATTTGTATGGGATGACCGTAATGAAAATGGTAAGCATAACATCAAAGATTTTGGGTTTATAGCACAAGATTTAAAATCTACTCAAGAAGAAGAAGGTGTGGCGGATTACCTTAAATTAGTTTATGAAGGCAATGAAGAAAAATTACAAGCTTCTTACGGTAAATTAGTTCCAATACTTGTAAAGGCTATCCAAGAGCTATCAGAAGAAGTTAAACAATTAAAAAATAAATAAAATGAGTAATTTTTATGTAAATAATATATTTCCTACATCTGGAAATATAGTAAATGTAAATGGTATTTCTTTAAGAGCTTTATCAGGAGGTCCTGGAACTATAAATAAATACATTGGTACAGACGCACCTGCATCTTTAACGGCTAATGCTAACCTTATGGTTGGTAGTGGAGGAAGTGGTATTACCACAGGAAGTAATAATACAGTGTTAGGTTTATTTAGCGGAGGTCAGTTAACAGACGGAAGTGATAACGTTGTTGTAGGAACTATAGCTTTATCCAATTCTAATTCTGGTTCTGAAAATGTAGCAGTAGGTAAACAAGCTCTTAATTTAGTAGGAAATAGTTCATTTGGTCAAGTAGCAGTAGGAAGTGGTGCATTAAAAAGCATAACATCTGTAACAAGTAGCCCTAATACTGCTATTGGGTGGAGATCTTTATGGAACACTACAGCTTCTGGTGCGAATACAGCGGTTGGTGCGGGGTCAGGTCAAGGTATTACTACAGGTTCAGATAATACTCTTTTAGGTGTATATGCTGGTGAAGGTAGTGGTTTAAATCCTATTACCACAGGTTCAAATAATATTTGTATTGGTTCAAATTCTGGTGTACCTCTTTCAAATACTAGTAATTCAATTACATTAGGTAATTCATCTAATAATGTTCTTCGTTGTGCTGTAACAAGTATCACATCATTATCTGATGCAAGAGATAAAAAAGATGTTGCTGAATTATCAGCAGGTCTTGATTTTGTTAAAGGTCTTAAACCAGTTGAATTTATATGGGATGACAGAAATGAAGCAGGTAAACACGATATTAAAGATTTTGGATTCATTGCTCAAGACTTAAAGAAATCTCAAGAAGATGCTAAGTTAGCAGAAACTCTTAAATTGGTTTATGAAGAAAACCCTGAAAAGTTAGAAGCAAGCTATGGTAAGTTAATTCCTATTCTTGTTAAAGCTATTCAAGAATTAACAGCAAAAGTTGAAACATTAGAAAAGAAGTAATCATGGCAACAGCAAAGAAAAAAGCAGCACCAGCTAAAGGTAAATGGGTTCCACCATGGGCTAAAGATGCAAAAGATAAAGAAGCTGGAAAAGCTCCAGCAAAAGGAAAATCTTCAGTAAAAGCAAAAACAAAAAAATAATTTGCACCAAGTGTTGCATAATTGAATTATTTTTGCTATATTGAATATATTGTTTATTAACTAAAAAAAAAAGAAAAATGAGTTATTTTAATCATGCTTACCGCAAATCATTTGTCGGAACAAAAGCAACCCAAGCTGCTGCACCAGGTACAGCAAACGCGGTGAACAACGGATTTTTGCTTGACGCAGGTGTACCAACATCAGCTTTAGCAAATGCAGTTGCACCAAATTCATTAGGTGTAGGTACTTATGGATTTTTTAATCCTAATACTTACTTATCTGTAAACAACGCATCTCCGGAAGTGGTTGCAGGAAAACCATTGATTTTTGCTGCTGCATCATTGTTTACAAATGATAAAATTGGACCTTTCCACGGAGGGTACAAAGAGTCTAACAAATCAAAGATGATCAATCCAAGATTTGTTCACAAATTTTCTAAAATGACTGGTTCTGGTCCAGAACAATCAATTTGGCATTTAGGTAATACTAACTGGAACGCAGATTCAATTAATACTGTTACGTTTACAGCAGGTACAGGTTATACCAATGGTACTTATACCAATGTTGCTCTTACGGGTGGTTCAGGTGTTGGTGCTTTTGCAACGGTAGTTGTTGCCGGTGGTATTGTTACAGCCGTAACTATTACACAACCTGGTCAAGCATATACAGTTGGTAATATATTAGGTTTACCTAGTACTATTCCTTTTGTTGCAGGAACAGCTGCTACTATTACTGTAGCAACAATTAAATACAACACTGCAGGTACTACTCCATGTAAATTTGATTTTGTATGTGGAGAAACTTATAATCTTCGTTTAGATTTGTGGGGTTCACCAGTACTTCGTTTCTTAAACCATGACTTGTACAAAACTCTTGCAGCTTATACAGGTTGTTGTCCAGATGGTACAATTGTACCAGGAAATGTAGATTCTACATTGGTAATGATCAACTGGGCTAACCAAATCGTAAATGATGTATGGTTGCAGTACTTTGTTCGTCCAATTGTTTACACTCAAACAGGTGTTGCATTGTTTGCTACTGCTGCTGAAGCAGTTGCTGCTGGTTTCCCTGCTGGAAATGTTTGGTCAACTTACGTATCTCCAGGATACATTGCAGGTGCATTAGGCGGTATTCGTTTAATTGGTGCTTATGTTGAAACTAAATTTGGTAACTGTTCATTCCAAAACTCTGATTTCTTTGAGAAAGAAGTAGTTCAAATGAATGTATCATTAACAGATTTGACTGGTGATCCATGTGATTTCTCTGCTCTTTGTGCAAATAAAGAATACGCAGGATTTACAGGACAAGGTTATGGTGAAACTGTATTGCGTGATGTAATTCTTGATGAGTCTTACTTACAAAATCATTTCTCTGATGATGTTCGTATCCGTGAGATTACTCAAGGTGATCAGTACTTTACTGCGGTTAACCGTAATGCATTGTACACACGTTATGTCCTTCAACACAGCGTTCCTCGTTATAACAACCCAAGTGGTGTTTATGATGATGATCAATATGCATTGAACATTTATGTTACTGCAGCAGCAGCAACAGCATTTGAAACATTCATGGCAACTTGGTTAGGCGCAGCTGCAGTAGGTGGAGTTGTTTCATTAACTACTTATGGTCATACTGCTTACACACCAGCAGCACTTTAAGACTGTAATTATATCTTCCTAAAATGGAGAATGGAGTCTTTCTCTATTCTCCATTTTTTTTAAATAAAATCTTATGGCAACAAATTCATTAAGTTTAAATATTCCAAACATTATGACAGATTGTGTTCTTCGCATAGAAGACACAAGTGTGTATGATTCACTCATGCCTTATGTTTGCCCTACTGTCCAAGTATTAGTACCAGGATACAGAGATTGCATCACTTTTAATGATACAACACTTCCTAAAGTTGTTAAAGGATTTATTTTTAATCTTACAGCATGTGACTTAAAAATACAAACTGAATGTTGTGGTACAGAGTTTCATCATTTACCTGATGGAATTTATGTCATCAAATATGCACTTTCACCGCATGATAAAATGTATGTTGAGTACAATCATTTGCGTGTTACAGCTTTAAGAAAACAACTGAAAGAAGAATGGTGTAAACTAAAATTAAGTGCATGTGAACCAATTCCAGAAACTAAGAATAAATTTATATCTTTGATGGAGATTACTGGTTACATAGATGCAGCTCAAGCAAAAGCTGAGTATTGTTTAGACCACGATCAGGCAATGGTTTTATATAACTATGCCAAAAAATTATTAGATAGTTATTCATGTAAATTTTGCTAAAATGGCTCAAAGTTGTCAAAATTGTGGAGTGTGTACTTGCACAGGAACATATCTTGTAAATGCAACAAATGGTACACCATGTTGTACTGCTTGTGTTAATGTAGTCAATCAGCAAATTGCTGAAGGTCAAATAAAAAAATAATCAATGAGTAGCTCTGTTATAGAAATAAAAAACTACTACTATAAATTAGTAGATTGTTGTAGTGGAGAAACTTATGTTTATCCTCAAGGTCATTATTTGGCCGGTTTTGCAATATACATTATTTATGATGGGAATGAAACAGGATATTCTCCTTTAGATATAATAAGAGATTCATCTATTATAACAAGCATTACAGACAGTCTTGGATTTGAAATTAAAGGTTGTTTAATACTTCAAGTAACAGATGCACCATTAAATCAACCGCCAATAAATTTGCAAAATTGGGCGGATGTTTTTTATGATAATGTACAAACTACAGCATTATGTTGTGACTGTAATAGTTCATGTAATTCATTGTTTTTTCAATGGCAAGTTGAATCAAATATAATTGATCAAGGTCAGTATATATGGTCATTTGTTGGAGCAACAGGTAACTATGGGGGACGATCATATTATCAACTTATATTATCAACTGATGCAAGTCTTTCTTTAGGAACTCAATTCTATTATGTATGGTTTTCAACGCAAGAACAAGCATGGGTTGTTACAGATACATTAGGAGATGCTACAACTATTTTATGGCAATTAAATTCTAATCAAGAAATTCCTGCTTCATTTAATACAATTACTGATTGGGAAGAGATTACTGCTGTTAGAATTACTTTTCAGTCTTATATTTGTAAACAAGAAGAACCTGCATCAATACCATCTGAATATAAATATCCAGAAGAAAGATACCAATTAACTTGTTGTTCTACAGGAGAAGCTTTAGTTGTAAATGGTTTACCGGGAGTATTTGTATTTCAAGGTTTAACCAGTAATGATAATCACCCAGATAACTTTTTAGAAGTTGTTTTAACAACCATTAAAGATATTAATGCAAATGTTATTACCGGATGTTACCGTGTAACAGAAGCAGAATGTTTTGAAGAATGGGAAGAAATATTATGGCAAGACTTTTTTGTTGAAACAGAATGTGTAAGTACATGCCAGGAGTGTTTACCAAAACCGGTAACAATCCCTCCAATTACAAATCACAAAATAATTTACCCTGATTTCATAATTAATAATGCAAATCCAATTGATGCAGAACAGATTTTCTGTGCATTTGGAGATGCAAATTATCAAAAAGTTTTAGCATTAAGATATGGAATACAATTCTGTTGTCCTACAGATCTAATGCAATCTACAATAGAACATGAAATCTTAAAGATGGATATTGCAGAAGATCCAAATGCATGTTGTCCTGTAGCACCGCTTCCTGGAACATGTAAAAAGTATTCTGTAATTATTCCAATTGATGTAGAAGGGTGGTTGTATTTTAAAGATTGTTCGGGAGTTAAAAGAACAGTTATGTTTCATTCATTCAGTACACCTTACGAAGTTTTTGTGTGTGGTACAACTGGACAAACATCTGCTGATATTTATATATTAGCAAACAATCAAAGTTTGATTCAAGTGCAATTCTCAGAGGGAGTAGATTGCAATTAAAATTAGGAAATTAAATTAAAAATTTGTATATTATTAGCTATGGGAAAGCCAACAAATACTAGAAGTGCTGGGTGTGCTGTAACAACAAGTAACTGTGTTGTATGGCAAGGACCAGATTTATGTTGCATTAATCTATGTAACGGTGATACAATCAGCGATGTCATAAATGAATTAGCAAAAAAGATTTGTAAAATCTTTGAAATGCTAGATGTGCAATCTTATGATTTATCAGAACTGATAGATAAAGAATGTCCGCCTGCAAATTTTGTTGAGCTTGTTCAACTACTTATTGACACTATTGCAAAAATCAATTTAGGAACAGCTGTAACAACAGGAGGAACTTCAGGTTGTCCTGAGTGCGATATGTCTGTTGCTGCATGTTTCCAACAACAATATGGAACAGTTATATCAATGACTGAATATGTAACCGCTATTGGAGTTAAACTTTGTGATCAACAAGTATTAATTCAAACACAAAATAATGCGTTAGCTCAAATGCAACAGCAAATTGCTGCACTACAAGCACAGGTTAATCTTTTAATAGGCGGATAAAATGAAAAAAAAATGTACATCTACAAATAATGCTATTACTTTGACATCTCATATTGAATGTCCAAGTGTGGTAGCAGTAACGCCAAGTTGTGTAAATCCAATTTTGTATATTATTGATGAGGCAATTGTTGCTTCTACAGAAAATAACACACCTTTATTTGAAGAAATAACTTTATTATTAGATGCGGGTGTAGCAGTTACAAATTCAAATAAATTTTGCTGTCCAACATGTAATGATATATACTACTTGGGTTATCTTGGTCCATTTATGGCATCTTTAAGTACATTGCTACCAGATTTAAAATGTTGTTATAATTATACAGGTCCTGCAACATTGCCTGGATTAACTACTTTGCAGTTATTATCTTGTTGTGATACTAATTTTATTGATTGTGTTTCTGCTATTAACAACGGTGGTTCAATTATAACTACAGGTCTTTTTGAATATAACTCAATGAACAATGAGTCATCTTTATGCATAATAAATGATTACTTAATTGCAGCAGGATATTATGATGTTGCAACAACATTAATTGAAATGTTTAAAGTAGGAATAGTTATAAAATGTGATGGTTGTAATTTATTTATAGGATCTGCTGATGCCTATTCTAATATTTACTTATAAATTTAAAAGATGAGTTGTAAAAAATGTAAAACCACTAAGTGTACATGTGAAGTAACTACATGTATCAACCCTTTAATCTATATGTTTAAAGGAATGTTTTCTTTGGTAGGAACTGAGTCAGATAACATTGGAGTATTAGAAATTTTAGCAAAAATTTCAAAAAAAGGTAAAAAAAGAGATGTGATTTTTCCTAAAGATCCAAGAGGTGAAGTTGCTGCTAAGGATGTAGCTGATACAGCTGATACTAAAACACTTGGATTTACTTTAGATGTAACCACAGCATTGATTGAAACACTGGTTGGAGGAATATCTATTTCAAACAACAAAAATCTTTGTTGTCCTGATTGTAAAAATGGTATTTACTACTTAGGTGGTGCAGAATTATTTATAGAATTACATGAGTTTTTAATTAAGTCATCAACTAGAATTTGTTGTTTAGAACATGCAAGTACTATTGAAACATGGTTAAAAGTTTTAGAAGCAACAGAAAATCAATATAAGTGTTGTGATACTGATTTTAATGAAGCCGTTCAGCAATGGTTTAATGCATCAAGTTCATCAAGTGTTAATTTTTATTTAGATGATATTTTAACAATTGGTGTTTTAGAATCTTCTTCTTTTAATGGATACAGCGGATTAGGAATTTTGTTTAATTATTTGCAGTTAAATTATCCTGAATTAACCAGTGAAGATTATTTAAATATTCTTGGTGTTATTGTAAATTTGGGAATTGTAATTCAGTGCAATGATTGCGAAATGATTATTGCATCAGTTGAAACATATTTAAAATGGTCTGCAGCTGTTAGTAATAGTGGTAAAGCAGCAATGGCATAATTATAAAATTTAAAAATTAATAGAAATGGGATGTTCATCTTGTCAACAAAATAACCATGTAGTACCTACTACACATGTACATAATTCAACTACCCAAACGCATTGTGAATGCGCATGTGGTTGTGATGAACCAGTGTGTCCAACTCCGCAACCGTGTACTGAAATTACAGATAGCAAGTGTATTATTTATACTGATGCACCTATCAAATGTGAAGAAGATACAGTTGTTACAACAAATGCAAGTGTTTCTACAGCTCTAAATCAAATTGTAACATACTTTTGTGAAAACGGTGGTCAAGCAGGGCCTGCGGGTCCAGCCGGACCAGCTGGAGAAATAGGACCACAAGGTCCAATCGGACCAACAGGTCCACAAGGTCCTACAGGTCCAACTGGAGCTACAGGAGCAACAGGTCCACAAGGTCCACAAGGTCCTGTAGGTGTTCAAGGAGTTCAAGGACCACTTGCGGCTAATGCTTTAATTTATAAAAGGGATAATCTTACAAATCCTGGAGCTTGGAGTGCTAATGCTAGTCTTTTTAACAGTGGGATAACTCAACTATTTATAAATAAAACATCCTACCTAGGATATAATGGAACTGTTGGTTCTACAAACAATGCTTTAGATTGGATAAATGCAGTTGACGCACAAGATTATATTCAAATTGTTGATGCATTCTCATCTACTAATTATGGAATATATTCAGTTGTATCTAAATTTGATCAGGGTACAGCTTATTTATTTAATGTATCATTTATTTCAGGTAGTGGAGTAGGTAATAATTTTATTAACTATGCAATCAGTTATATTAAAAATGGAGCAACAGGACCCGCTGGACCACAGGGACCTCAAGGTAATCCTGGAACTGGTGCGGATGTATTATTAACATCAATAGGTACTGGACTTTCATTAATTACTGATGGATCAGGACCATCATTACAAATAAGAGCTCTAAATGGTGGAGCTGGAGTTACTGTTGGTGGTTCACTCAGTGGAGAACTTGTAATTATTAATACTGATCCTGGTTCTTCTCAAAACATATTTAAAAATGTAGCAGTATCAGGACAGAGTACAGTAGTAGCAGATAGCAATAATGATACTTTAACATTTGTGGCTGGTACAGGTATCGGAATTACTACTGATGCTACTACAGATTCAGTAACTATTACTAACTCTGCACCTAATGTTAATCAAAATCTTTGGGCAACTATTGCTGCTGACACAGGTAATACTACAGCAAACACTACTACAGATACATTAAATGTAGTTGGAGCAGGTGGTGTATCTACTTCAATCATTGGAGATACTTTAACAATTACTGGTTCAGGTGGAGGAGGTAGTAATATTTATAATTCAAATGGAACACTGACTTCAAATAGATTTGTTTTTGGCAGTTTTTTTGATTTGCGGTTTTTGGAACACAATTCATTTGTTTTTCAAACCTCTGCAACTGGAATTGACACGCAAGATGGAGTATGGTTTGACATTGAAGAAACAAACATTCTGACTGGTGGAACACTTTTCAAAATAAGAAAAAAAGGAGGAGCAGGAATTGGGAAAGACAGATTTTCAGTTTTGAAAAATGGTCAAGTTAATTTTAATGAACAATATAGTTTTCCTTTGCTTGATGGCTCAATTAATCAAGTTTTAACAACTAATGGCGGGGGTACTGTTAGTTGGCAAACTGTTGGCAGTAGTCAATTTACTTATGAGATTGGACAATATGTTCCTAGTGAAGGTGGTGTTATTATGCATAGATGGTTATCTAATTCTCCATTAGGTGCACCAACAGCAGGGACTGTTCAAAATTATTTAGTTGTAACTTTAAGTGATTTAGGTAGCACTTACATTTGGGGAGCTGGCGGTACAAGTTATTTTGCAACAAGTACGTTTAATGGTCAATCAAATACTACAGCAATAGCAGGGTTCGCACCTACAAGTGCAGCTGCGGCTTGTGATACATTAACAAGCGGTGGTAAATCAGATTGGTATTTACCAGCTATAGATGAATGGCAAATATTATTTAATAACAGATGGGCTGTTAATCAAAGTTTATTATCTTTTGGTGTAGAAATAACATATGCATTATATTGGACAAGCACCGAAGTTAGTTCAAACAATGCTTTTACTTTTAATACAATTAATGGTATAATTGACAATGCTACTAAAAGTAATATATTATCAGTTAGAGCTGTAAGAAGATTCAGTATATAAAATATATAAACCATGTGTGAAAAATGTGAAAATAATAATTGTTCTGGAAACTGTAATGTAATTCCTAAAGGACTTCGTGGCCCTAGAGGTTACAAAGGAGATAAAGGTGATCAAGGGGAACAAGGTCCAATTGGTCGCACAGGACCACAAGGTCCGTCTGGTAATCAAGGATTGTCTGGTTTATCTGGAGCACCTGGTTTACAAGGTCTAACCGGTCCAATAGGTCCAACAGGATTACCAGGTACTGCTGGATTACCGGGAGCCAATGGAATTAATGGAACAAATGGAAACGATGGAGCACCGGGAGCAACTGGCGCACAAGGTTTAATAGGCGATACTGGATATTCTGGTCGTGGTGTTGCAGTCTTTGTTCAAGTAAGTCAACCTACACTTGCTGACTTTAATGCCTTGTACGGTGGTGTTGATGGATTTGGTATACAGTTTATTCCAGGAAACAATGCTTTAAGACCAGGCGATATTTGGATTCAATCATGTACTCCGTAATTTATGAGCAATTTTAAAATATTTGATGGTACAAATTGGTTAGATCCATGTGATTGCAATATTAGTATATTAGATGTTGATGGGATTTCTTATCAACAAATTAATCCAAATAATTGTATTGTAAGTTATTTTGATGGAACTAATTGGTGTCCAATAACATGTCCATGTGAATGTCCTGCGGGTTATACATTTAATCCTGCAACTAATTCATGTGAAACACCTGGATCAACTGTTCCAGCAATACCAAGTGGCGGAACAACTTATGACATTATTGAAGGAAATACAACACTTGCATACGGTCAATTTGGTGCAAGATTGTACGAGGACATAACAACAAAGCAGTTTCCAATTGTTGGTTTTAAACCATCTGCATACGAAATACGTGAAAATTCTGGTACAGGTGCATTAATTACTATTGACACCGCTATTACAACAGGAAGTGATATTTTTGTTGCACAAGGATCAACCGTAAAAGGAAGATTAAATAGAGCAGGTATTTGGGGAGAAATTACAGGAGGTGCGACTCGATGGCCAGATGATATTTGGTTTCCGGTAGAATTTTGTGTTGAACTTACAACTGCAAAAACTTATATTTTTGCTATAGCTGGTGATAATCAAATTAGAGCAAGTATAAAGTCAGATACATTTAACCCTTTATCGCAATCTGGTGCAGGTCCTTGGACAACAAATATTGTAAATTTATTTGCGTGTGCATTGGCAAATTGTTCGACAGGTGGTTCAAACCCGGATCCTAATGAAAATATTGGTGAGCCATTTAGATGGTGGCACATGTTTCCTATTACATTACCAGCAGGTAGTCATGTTTTTATTTTAGAAGGGTATAACATATCTGGACAGTATGCCTTTGGTGCAGAAATTTATGATATTTCTACAACAGATATGATTGATTGGATGACAAATACAACTCCTTTTCCAACACTTTCTGATCCTCCTAAAAATGATAATATACCTGCATTTGAACAAACAATTTTATTTACAACAAAAAGTTTAGTTCAGACTCCTCCATTATTAGTTCCGGGACCAAGTCAAACTATAACTTGGTCATGTCCTCCAAATGGTGTGTTAGATTTGTGTAATGGATCACCACAATGTATTGTTCCTGGTGATTCAATTCCTTGTGGTCAAGGACAAGCAATAACAAGTACAACAGAAATAAATATTTGGTTTGATAACTCAGGATCAATGAATAGTACATTGTCACCTTTGCAAATTATGCAATCAACATTGCTTCAAACATGCTTGCTTCCTATTTATAACAATGATGTTACTCTTTATAATGAAAGAGTAAAAGTTTTAAATATGCTCAATGGTTCTGCTTGGAACTATAATGAAAGATTTGTAAGATGTCTTGCTACAGAAAGAAACTTTAATAGAGCAGTTGATACAACTGTAAATCAAGTTATTAATTTAACTTTTGCTGATGAATCAGATGTATATGGTTATCCGGATAATACACCATTTAATAATAGTTCACGAACATCTGGTTATGATGCGGATATAGCATATTTGAGAAATATTATGTCAACTGTGGCATATACCATTAAAGGAACTGCGTTTAGAGTTAACACTGGACCAAATTCATTTACTGGATTTAGAGGATTAACTCAGGCTACTTTTGTAAATAATGGTGCATATTCAGTTCCAAATAATGTTTCTGATTACTATACTATAAACTTTAATTGTAATTTAGATACACTTGCTGGATCAACTCCAACTTACTATAGAGATCAGATAGTTGCTGCTCTTACAGCTTTAGGAATAAGTATCCCGGTGTGTCCATAAATAATATATGATATGTGTGAATGTAAAGGAAATTGTGCTTGCAAAAGCAATGAAATAAAATTAAGAGGACCAAGAGGATTTGTTGGACCGGCTGGACCGCAAGGCAATCTTGGACCGCAAGGTATTCAAGGATTGCAAGGTGCGCCCGGGCCCCAAGGACCACAAGGACCACAAGGACCAGCAGGAATTGTAAATACTCAACTTGCTGTTAAAATTAATTATACAAAAGGAACACTTAGTGCTGATGTAATTGGGGGAACAGCTCCGTTTACTTACTTATGGGATTGGGCTGATGTTATAGTAAGTGATGACACTAATCGTTTTTTTATATTTGTGGGTTCTGTTACAAATGCCAGCGCAAATATTTCACTTAATTCTATATCACCTGCATTTGATGCGTGTAATGCAATAAGTACTGGTTCAATTAGTATGGCAAGAGTTACTGTAACAGATTTTTCAGGTAAAACAGCAATAGGTACATTTTTATTAATGAATATTGCTTGCGAATAAAAAAATGTCACAGAAGGTTGGTTTATGTGGCTGACTAGGATGAACCCCGGAGCGATCTGGGGTTTGTTTTATTATTTAATTTGTATTTTTGAGGATAAATTAGTATATTATATGAAGGTTGACTTAAATAAAGCAAGAGTAACTGAGAAGAAGGGGAAAGTAATTAACTATAAAGAAGTTAAAGACTTTAATAAGTTGCACCCAAAGTACAATTTAGACAAGTCTGCAATCATAAAGATCATGAGAGCATTTAATTCAAACATGGCGGAAGAAACAATGACTAATATTTATGGAGTAATACTTCCTGAAAATATTGGCGCGGTGTTTATTAACAATGCGGGTAAAGCAAAAAACAAATCAATTGACTATGCTAATTCAAAACTAGCAGGAAAAACCGTGTATCATAAAAATTGGGATACGGATAACAACATGATGAGAATTGTGTATATTAACCATACCAAAAGAACAATGATAAAGAATGCTAACATGTTTTCATTTAATCCTCTTCAGCAGTTTAGAAGACAAGCTAGTGCGTATTTTAGAAAGCATTGGGCTAGATGTCTTTCTGTAAATTATAATTCAACTGTTGATATTAACATATAGCTATGACAACAATAAGAGAATCCATATCAAGAATCAGAAATGTCTTCAAGTTAGTAAATGAAGATGCGTTTTTAACTGACAGATTTATTTACAGTTTGCTTATCAAGTATTCAAAAGCTTTGATAAGAAGACAAGATGTAGAAAATAAATTGATGCAATATGACAGTTTATTTGAAACACTGCCTTATGTTGAGTTAATTGAAGTAGACCGCATTGAAGCTGACTGCGCTAGAATAAAAACTGGATGTAAAATCATGCGTACTAAAAAGAAACTTCCAAAACTAATGTCTGGAAGCAACGGTCCAATTTTTAGAACCATTTCACCAATAGACGGTAGTGATGTATTTCAACAATGTTTAACTGCGGTGTATGTTGCTATGACACAATCTACAAATTTTAAATACAACAAGACTCATTATTATTGGTATAAGAATGGCTACTTGTATTTTCCAGATATTATTTGGGACGCTGTATCTGTAGAAGGAATGTTTGAAGAACCAATTGATGATTTTTGTAATGAAAATGATTCTGATTGCACACAGGCTCAAGATAGAAATGTAACAATTCCAGATTACATGTTTGCTGAAATTGAACAAATGACACAACAAGAGTTGATGACACTTGCTAAACTTCCACCGGATGCTGGAGATAATTCACAAAATATACTGAGATAAGATGCCAAATACATTTTTAAATTATAGAACTTATGATCAGCTATTGGCGGAGATCCAATCTGATTTTAAAAAATACTACTTAGAAGATTTTATTAATCCTCAAGAGTTTATCAAAGTTGCTAAAAGATGCAATTATGAATTAGGTCTTAGAATATTTAAGACTAAAGAGATTGTAATTGACATTGAAAAAGGAAGAGGTAAATTACCAAATAACTTTCAGGTGTTAAATTTTGCATTTATGCTTGTTGATCATTTCATCATTGAACCATTAATTTCTGGAACACATGTTGAAAATGTTAGTTTAGGTCCTGTTTACAATCCAGGAAATTGGAATGATGTTAATTTGTGTTCTCCTGCACTTGTTCCTACAGAACCAAGTTGTGAACCATGCGTTGTTCCTCACCCTCATAGTTGTAATGACTGCGGATCTAAATATGAAAGTTGTTCTTGTAAACCGATAGGTGATGTAAAGTTAGACTGCAAAGGAAACTTCGTAGCACTAACACAACATTTTAAGTTCCACACAAGAAAGTGGTCAACTATGAGAGCTATAAGAATGATTAATAGTCCTGATGTTGTGGACGCTGATTGTCCAAATAAAACTTGGCAAGCACATGATACAGCTTACATTAAAAATGGTTTTATATACACTTCTTTTAAAACAGGAAAGCTGTATGTGAATTACCAAGGAATGATGGAAGACGAAGATGGAAACTTATTGGTTCCAGATCACGATATGCTGAATGAGTTTTATGAGTATGCAATTAAACAACGCGTACTTGAGAACATGATTATGAACGGTGAAGCTGTTAATTCTAGCCAAATTCAAATTATAGAATCAAGATTGAAGGCTGCAAGAAACAATGCATACAGTTTAGTAAATACTCCAAACTTTAGTGAACTAAGACGCATCTGGGAAGTAAATAGAAAAGCTCAGTATCACAATTTTTATAACATGTTTAGATCTTATTAGTCATGGCAAAGCAAAGAAGTGGTGGTAATTCTACAATTAAGACTCAAGGTACATTTGATAAATCGCTTGTAACTGATACAAGTGATTTTCATTTACCGGAAAATTCATGGACTTATGCTAGAAACGCAATCAACAATACAAGAAAAGGTGACTTAGGTAAATTAAGTACTGAGCCAGCTAATAACTTCTGTACGTTTGTTCCATATACAATTATTGGAGCTTTACATATTGAAGAAGACAGATGGTTAATGTTTTCTACAAACAATGCAGATTCAGAAATAGGTATTTTTAAAGAAGGTAATTGCTCTTACAGTACTCTTGTAAATGACAAATGTTTAAATTTTAATAAAGACAATTTAATCAAGGGAATTACTAGACCAACTTTTGATTGTTCTTTTAATGCTTACTGGGACGATGGTCGCAATGTATCTAGAATATTAGATATTAAAGATGTTCCTTGGAAGCAAATTTGCACAACGGTAAATGGATGCACAACTTGTGTAGACACAACTGATTTAGATTGTGACAAAATAAGACTTGAATCTTTTGTAGGAACGCCTTGTGTGAAGATAGTTAAAGGAAAAGGTGTTGCAAGTATTTTAAATGGCTCATATCAAGCGCAAGTAGCTTATGTAGTAGATGACCAAAGAGTAACCGACTATTTTATTCCATCAAATGCTTTAACTTTATTTGATCACACAAATGTCAATAGTTCAATTGATATTTATGTTTCTGATTTAGATACTGCTTTTGACAGTTATGAGTTAGTTTTAATTTCAACTGTAAATGAAAAAACAGTAGCTAGATCAATTGGTATCTATAGCACCAGACAAACCGTTGTTACTATAGATTATATTGACATTACTCTACCTGTTGTACCATTAGCTGACTTAACAATAATAACACCAGTTCCAGATAAGTCTGAAGCAATTTTTAATGTTGGTCAATATGCATTAAGAGTTGGTCCAACAACAAAGTTTGATTTTAACTATCAACCTTTAGCAAATCAAATTGGTACATTTTGGCAAACCGTTGAATATAAAAATGAATATTACAAAAACAGCGGAACTAATATTGGATACATGCGTGATGAAGTATATTCATTCTTTATACGTTGGGTTTATAACACAGGTGATAAATCAAACAGTTATCATATTCCTGGTCGTGGTCCTGGTCAATTTTATTTAACAGATGATGCAGGTGGAAATGCAGGATTAATTTCTGAAATTGCACCATGTCCAACTACAATAAATGACATTGAATCTCCTGATTATACACCAAAAGTTTTTGAGGTTTATAATACAGCAACTTTAACATCAACACCTAATACAACATTACCAGATGGAGGTTTATTAGTTGCTGAAGGACAAATGGGTTATTGGGAATCAGTTGAATTATATGATGACAAACATCCAGAAATTTGGAACTCTTTTGTAAATGGACACCCTGAATGGAATTTATGTGGTCAACCAATTCGTCACCACAAGTTTCCAGAAAATGTAATTACTTCTGGTGGTTCTACTAATACTATTACTAATCATTATCAAGATGGCGGTAATAAAATTAGAATCATGGGTGTAAGGTTTGATAATATTCAACCGCCAAAAGATAATAATGGAAATCTTATTACCAACATTGTAGGATATGAAATACTAAGAGGAAATAGAACTGGCGCAAAATCTGTTTTGTATAAAGGACTTATTAATAATATGTTTGAATATAACACTCCTGAATTGGTAACAAATAGAACAGCGTTGTATGCAAATTATCCATTTAATGATTTAAGACCCGATCCATTTATTTCTATTTATGTTAATCCGGCTACAGGTTTACCTGAGCCTACATCTTATGAACCGTTGCAAGGAGGGTTAATTAACTATAAACCAAATGATCAATATAGTAAAAAACATTTTACTTTTCATTCACCAGACACAATGTTTGCAAGACCATTTTTGGTAGATGATGAAGTAAAAATTTACGGTGCATCATGGGGTGATAGCCAAGGTTCTTATCTTGAACCTAAAAATCACCCTCGTCATAAATTTATTACAGATGTTTCTTTTATTACTGGAATTGTAGTTGGGTTTGGTTATGCAATTTCTAAGATGCTCGGTTCTAGAGATATTAAATATAGAGGATACCAAATTGATAGTGATCCAGTTTTAGCGGGTGCATCAAATTCTGCTGGAAACTTTATTCCTGCAGGTGCTCCATTAACAGCAGCTCAGGCAACAGCACTTAACACATTAGGTATTCAAGGAATGACAGATGCTTTAACTGGACAAAACTCAGGTGTTGCTTCAACAACAGGCCTTGCTCAAGGTACAGTTCAAACTGCAGCAAGAGCGGCGGCTTCTATACCAAGCACAGGTGTAACATCGGGTTATGTAGAAGTTACTTATAAAGATCAAGATGGTGCACCTGGCGCATTAAGAGCAGCATTATTACTTATTGGTAATCCAATGTTTTTAAGTTATTTGGCTGCCGGTGCAGATGTAACATACAAATTAATTGAATCATTAGGTTCATGGCAACAATTTACTTTACAATACCAAGCGTTATGTAAGTATGAAAATTTTGCTGCACCTTATGCAAATAACAGAAGACGCAGAGTTAATGATGCAAGATACTTAAATCCTGGAGTTCAAGACTATCAAACAAATTATATTGTAAATCATATTTATAGAAATGAAACAGTAATGTTTGATACACCTGTTGACATTGAAGATATTACGGGTACAATTACTGATAAGTCAAGACCACCTAGAGTATCAACAATGCCAAATAATAAACATCTTAATAATTTTTCAAGAAGAGCATCTTCACACTATGTTGCATTAAAAACAAGACTTCGTAATCAATATGGACAGTTACAGTCTATAAGACAACTTATGGTTTCTTCATGTGTAACTCCTATTGCATTAACTAATTCACCAACTTTATTTGGAGGTGATACTTACATTGGAAAATACTCTGAAAAAAATACATTGTTTTATTTTCAACAGTGGTTAGATGGTCAACCTGATGGAGCTGTTTTAAATTATAAAAAACAGAAGATGTTTGAAAATACTGCATTTTGGATGGATACAGATCCATTTGATTTAATGGAGTTTGTTCAAAGTGTTCCTACAGCAGTTCAAGCAGCAATTAACTCTTTGTCTTTTGCAACATTATTTTCAAGTTTAGTTACTCCAAGCGATAAACATTGTTTTGATAGATTACCTGGAGCAAACGGTGTGTTCTTATTAAAGAGAGCATTTATGTATTTGTTTAATTCAGGAGTCCGTGATTTCTTTGTAGAATCTGAATTTAATATTGATATGCGGGATTGGCAAGATACAGATGCTAAAAAACATTATCCTGTTCTTGCTGATTTAAGAACCATGTTTAATATGAATTTGATTAAAGCAGATAACTATTATCAAATTGATAGAAGTCTGTCATGGTCATTTATGGCAAGTCAAAAAATTCCATGGGGAGTTATGCAAGGAAGAGATTACAACCCGTTGTTATCTGAAACTTGTTATACAAAATACCCTAGAAGATTATTGTATTCATTGCCACAAACAGCTGCTGCAAATAATGTTTCATTAGCAAAGAAAGATCAATGGCGAGTATTCTTACCAAACAATTATGCTGACTATGAAAGTAATGTAGTATCTGTTAAACCAATTAACAGAACTGGAGCACTAATATTGTTTGAAAATCAAGCACCAGGAATGTTACCAGGTGTTGATGAAATGCAAACCCAAGGTGGAGCAAATATTACTATTGGTGACGGCAGGTTATTTGCTAGACAATTACAACAACTTTCAAACTCTGAGTTATCTTACGAGTATGCTTCATGTCAAAGTAGACTATCTGTTCTTAATACACCAGCTGGCGTATTTTGGATGAACCTTAATCAAGGTAAAATCTTTTGTTATGCGGGAGGATTAAAAGAGATTTCTCTTAAAGGAAATAGATTCTGGTTAAACATTTACTTACCATATAAACTCTTAGAAGACTTCCCAACATATTCTGTTACAGATAATCCTGTTGCAGGAATTGGATGTCAGACTATTTATGACAATGAGTATAGTTTGGTTTACTTCTGTAAGAAAGATTACAAACTAAAGAAAAACTTACCAGTAACAGTAGAATACATTGGTGGTTCTAAATTCTTAATCAATGGTGTATTTATTGCAAATACAGGAGATCCACTTTACTTTGATGATTGTTCATGGACTTTAAGTTATGATCCAAAAATTGAAGAGTTTGTATCATTCCATGATTGGCATCCAAACTTATCTTTAGGAGCAAAGAATACATTTCTTACAACAAAAGATAATAGTATTTGGAAACACAATAATATCTGCAGCAAGTACTGTAACTATTATGGTGTTGATTACCCATTTGAAGTTGAGTTCCAATTAGATAATAAGTTTGCTGTAGCAACAATGCGTAATGTAGAATACTACATTGAGAGTTATATTTATGATGAACAAAATTGTTATGACAGATTTCATGTATTAGATTACGGATTTGATGAAGCCACAGTATATAACTCAGAACAGGTATCAGGGTTGCTTAAACTTCACCTTACTCCAAAGAACAATTTGCCTTTGTTGCTTACGTTCCCAAATATTCAAACTAATTACATAAACATTTTATTTTCTAAAGAAGAACAACAGTACAGATTTAATCAGTTCTGGGATGTTACAAATGATAGAGGTGAGTACAGTGGAGCTGAAGAAAGAATTTGGATGACAGAAGATAATGGGTATATTCGTAACTTAAATCCTGCTAACTTAAACTACAACAAGCAAGAGTTTCAGAGAAAAAAATTCAGACACTTTAATAATAGAGTAATTTTGAGAAGAACTAAAAACAATAATGTAGAAATCTTAGTGAGTTTGGCTGCAAGTAATCAGCAATTATCTCATAGATAAACATTTTATAGTTAAGATAAATAAAAATTTTTTTGTATATTAAAATATAAGCAAGATTAAAAATGGAAAATCCACAAGCTCAAATGCAGCAAGGTCAAGCGGGACCTTCTCCAGAACAAATGCAACAAGGTGCACCTCAAGGTCCACCACAACAAGGTGGTCAAGATCCACAGATGGAACAAATTATGCAAATGGTTCAACAGATGATGCAACAAGGTGTTCAACCTGTTGAAGCAGCTGCTGAATTATTGGGACAGCAGGTTCCACCAGAAATTGTTATGCAAGTATTTGTTCAGTTAGGTTTACCTGAACAAGAAGCACAAGCTGCTATTGAACAAGCTATGCAAGGTGGTCAACAACCACAAGGTCAAGGTGAAGAACAAATGCAAGGTCAAGCTAGCAATCCTCAAGAGGGAATGACTGAACAAGGCGCACCGCCTCCAGACCAAGGTGGACAACCTTCTCCTGCTGAAGAAATTCAAATGAGATATGGTGGTCGAATGCCTAGACGTTTGCGTTCATACGCTGAAGGAGGGGACAATCAAGAAATGCAAGCAGTAATGCAGCAAGTTCAAGATATGATGTCACAAGGTTCTGATGCTAGACAAGTTATGGAGCAGATACAAGCTGCTGTGCAACAAGGTCAAATTAGTCCTGAAGTTGGAGCAACTGTAATGGAGCAACTTGGTGGAATGCAACAAGCAACAGATCCACAAGGAAATGATGCGGCTATGACAGCACAATCACAAGATCCACAAATGGTGGATCCAAATATGGCTGCACCTGAAGCACAAATGATGAAGTTTGGTGGCAATCTTAAAAAGTTAATGTCACGCGCTTATGGTGGACCAGCGGTTGCACCAGGGACTGATTCTAAAACATACGCACAAGACAGAACATCAATGTTTGTTGGTGCTGTTAAAAACAGTGCATACAAATCTACATTAGATGATGAGTTTCCAAGCCTTGGTGGAAATCAAATGGCATACGGGGGCAGTCTTCCTAAAGCTACAAATGGTATCAATATGAGCAAAGATGGTAAACTTACCATTGATCCTACTCAATTTAAAAGTGAAGCTGAATACAAAGCAGCAGCATTAGATTGGAATATGGATCCAGCAAATAAAGATAATCAAGTTACAGGAGAACTTTTAAAAACAAATACTTGGAAAGCTCCTGAACCAACTTATGAAGCCGGTAAAAATTATAATTATGATCCTGCTACAAAACAATGGAAAACTGCACCAGCAAGTAATCAATTTCAGTTTGCTGAAGGAGATGTAATGGGACAAGATAACCAAGGTAGTTATGTAACCAGAAAAGATGGTTCTATGATGAGAGTGCCATCTATGCAAAATCAAGGTGCACAAACATCATATTCACAAACTAATCCAGTAGGTTATCAAAACCCTATAAATAATGGATTCTGGGGTAACATTGCGGCAAGTGCTTCTCCATTTGGAAGAATGGTTGCTGGCATTGGTACAAATAACAATTATGATCCACGAATTACTGGTGCTAATTTACCAGGTGGTATGTCAGGTGCACAATTTCTTGGAGCTGTAGGACAAAATGGTTTAGTGCCAGGAATGGCTGGAAATGTAGCTGGACAAAATTGGAGAATAGGTGAAGCTGAAAAATTCAAAGAAGGAAGCATCTGGAAAGGTAATAGAAGAAAAGGTGTTCGTTACCAAATTGATTGGGGAGATACTGCTGCTGCTGCTGCAAATCCTGCTGCACCTCAAAATAATCCTCTTGCTGGAAATTCAACACCAATGGGACCACAAGGTCAAATTGTAGATCCTGCAATTTTAGGTAATCAAGGAACACCTGTATTAGATTCAAAAGGTAATCAACTTACTAGTGATGGATCAAACATGATGTGGAATAGCGGTAATATGCCAACAATTGGTAGTCAAGGTTCAACTACAAATCAACCATCTGTTTCAACAGCAGTTACTCAACCACCTGCAACAGTAGTAGCAAATCAAAACACAGTTGCGCCTGGTTCTACAAATGTGGTTAACCCTGCATCTGAAGTTAATGCAACAGATCAAACTGTTACACCAACAGTTGATAATTCTGCATTAAATGTTACCAAAGTAACTGATGAAGGAATTAAAGGAACTCAAGATGGAAAATTAGTAACTTCTGATTATAAAGGTGATGGAAGAAATAGATATGATAGACAATCTGATAGACAGGTGCGCAGAGAAGAAAATCAAGTTGAACGTCAAGACAATAGACAAATAAGACAAGATACTCGCGCAATTAAAAAAGAAAATCGTCAAGCAGGAAGAGCTATTAAAAACATGCTTAATGAAGATGCAGATCAAAGTCAGATGCCTGAAGTTATGCAAAAAGCATTTCAGCAACAAGCGTATGGTGGTAATGTAGATCCTGTTGCATTAGAAAATGCAATTGCATTAATCAATCGTGCATTTGGTGGTAGAATACCAAAAGCAGTTGATGGTGTTGATTTAGGTTCCGAAGACACAGATGCAAACAAAATTCCTGATTATTTACAGGCTGAAAATCTTCCTGCAAACGAACCAAGTCCATTTAATAAAGGAACGGTTGAGCAATCTGCTGGTAAGAAATTAGATATTAATTGGAATCAAGTTGGTGCTGCTGCAGGTGATATGTATATGAACGCTGCAGGTAAAGTAACTAACTTTATGAATAAGATGAATGCTGTGAATCCTGAAAGGGATATGGCTAAATTGTCTGCATTAAATCGTCCAAGCAATACTTATGATACAATGAAGCAAGGTCTTTATGATCAAGCTGGAAACTTTATTCCAAATGATATTGGTAATCAGGTATTGAATCCAACAGATACAAACTACAACAATCAAAGACAAATCTTTTCTTATGGTGGTAAAGTATATGAAATTGGAGGAGAAGTAGATTTAGAAGATGATGAAATGGAACAATTGGCTGCGGCTGGATTTAAACTTTCAAGAGTATAATTATGGGTAAGTACAAGATACAAGGATTTCCTAATCAAGAAGTACCTAAAGTAACTTTATCAAAAGTTCTTGGTCCTGTGAATAGGAAAATAGCTAATGTTGAAGCCGAGAAAGGTGAAACAGTAGTTACAAACATGAGCAGAGGTATTAATAATATCTATGAGATGTATTCTATTGGCGGTAAAAAACATAGCCAAGGCGGAACTCCTTTGACTTTACCTACTGACGGTGATAAGGAATCTGATGGAACTTCGTTTATCTTTAGTGATAACAAGAAGATGATTGTTAAAGATCCTGTAATTTTGGATTATTTTGGTGTAAATCCAAAGAAGCCACAAACATTTGCAGGTATTTCTAAATCATGGTTAGGCGCAATTAATACTTCTAAACAAATTCTTATTGATGACACAGCAGATAAAGTAAGTAAGAAATCAGCTCAAATGTCAATGGACAATGCTGCATTTAAAATTGCTGCTTTAAAATTACTTCAAGAATCACGCAAAGGATTTAAAGACGGTGTACCTAATGGTTTATCTCCGTTCTTTGATAAGTTGCAGATTGATCCTAACGAGATGTTTGCAATGAATCAACAAGATGCAGGTGCAGCTAATCAAGCTGTTGCTAAAGCTTTTGGTGGCATGGCTAAAGATTTTGCTGCTACTAATGAGCAATATCCTTTTCCTTCTTTAGCTATGGGTGGCGAGTTACCACATTATGTTGATGCTGGTGCTGTTACTGACGCAAACAATGAAAAGAAAAAAGAAGAACCTAAGAAAGATGAAATTACTTGGGGGACAGCAAATGCTACATCTAAAAAACAATATGACTATGTACAAAATGTTTTAGGAAAAGATGAAGGATTTAAAGAAGCTTTGTATCAAGAATACTTAAAGGCAGCAGAACAACCAGACAATTTTGGTAGAGGTTATAATGCCATGTTTGCTAAAAATCCAAATAGCAAGTCTACCATTGTACGAAAAGAAAAAGAGCAAGTTTATCAAGATTATCTTGATTTTCAAAAAAGAAACTTGATGCTTCAATCTCATGGTAGAAATGTATTAACAACCGAACAAAATCCAATTAAGGGACAAGTATCTAATAAAGATGTAACAGAGTGGTCTAAAACACATGGTGTTCCATTACCTGATATTAATACGGCAACTTCTCAGCAGTTATCTTATATTGCGTTTAGCAACTTAGCTAAAAATAGAGATCAGTACGGAGAACAATTAAAGAACATCTTAAAACCATTTGGTGCAAATCAAGTTGGTAAAAGTGATGAAAAAATTGCAGGTTCAAAAGAATATGGAACTATTTCAAAAGCAGATGGTGCTTATACAAATACAACTGCAGGTGAGATTAGTAATTTTACTGAACCTAAAGGCCCATGTCCTAAATGTCCAGATGGAACTATTCCAGAAAGACAACCTGATGGATCATGTCCGTGTACTCCAGTAATAGATAAACCTTGTCCAACATGTCCTGATGGAACAACTCCGGTTAAGAATGCAGATGGCACATGTCCTCCTTGTGAAGTAAAACCACCAGATTACAAAAAATTAGGACCAACAACTCCTCTTGTAAATCCTTATGGCTTTAGGAGAGAAGACTTGGCTTCACTTAGTAGAGCAACACAAGCTAGATTTGAAATTCCTGAATTACATCCTTGGGCTAAGTCTGCTGAAGTTGTTATGCCAGATCGTGCATACTATTCACCAGAGCGAACTATTGCTGCTAAAAATGAGCAATTGAATCAAATGATGCAAGGTGTAAAAGCATTTGGAAATGCGCAATCTGCTGGTGCTACAGCTATGGCTTTAAGTGGTCAAGCTTATGGTGATGTAGCAAATGCAATTAGTGATTATGCAGACAAGAATGTAGGCGTGTTTAATGCAGGTGAACAATACAATACACAACTGGCAAATGCTAGAAATGCACAAGATGCACAGTTAGCAACAGGCCTGTATGATAAAGAAAACACTTTAAAGCAAAGTCTTGCAAATTCTATTAGTGCTGCTAAAGATAAAATCACACAGCTTTCTAATCAAGCGTACACTAATGCATCAAACATTTACAATTTAAATAGTACTAATGAAAACTTTAAGAAAGATCCATTTACAGGTATTATTACTAAAATGAATGATAGAGCAATTACACCTGTTAAAGATAACTCACAAGACTTTGGTCAAGAGTTTAATGCATTTGCTAAGTCAATGCCTTCGGTGAGTGGTGATTTGCAAATGAAAGCATTTCTTGCAATGAAATCTGGTAAATATGTAATGGAACCAGACGATCAAGTTACTAAGGCAAGTGAGTTGAATAATACCAGTGTAGGCTAATAACTAATTTTTGTTTAGGGTTTAATTAATATATTTACAAGAAAAATGGCAACATATACAGGTCAAACAGATTACATATCTCAGATTCAGCCAACTGAGCCGAATCTGGCATTTGACGCGCAGATTCTTCAAACAAAGCAATCTAAGTATGATGCAAATCACAAAAAGGTAAGTGAACTATATGGTTCGCTACTTAATGCATCAATGACGCGTGGTGATAACATTGCAGCTAGAGATGAGTTTTTTCAAATTATCAATGATGATATTAAAAGAATGGGTGGTTTAGATTTTTCATTAGATCAAAATGTACAAGCGGCTGCAGGTGTATTTCAATCAATCTATACTAACAACAACATTGTTAAAGATATGGTTTGGACTAGAAATTACAATAGTGAAGTTGATAGAGGTGAGTCATTTAAAAATTGTTTAGATGCAAGTAAATGTGGTGGACAGTGGTGGGAAGAAGGTGAAAAATATCTTCAATATAAAAGAGCTGAATTTAAAAATGCAAGTGCAGGTGATGCAATGAATATGACAGATCCAGAATTTGTTCCGTACAATAATGTAATGGAGAAAGCAATGAAGATTGCTAAAGATGCAGGATTGAGTATTACAATGGATTCATTTAGCCCAGACGGCCAATATTTAATTACTACAAAAAACGGTATTCAATTAAAGTCCCCATTAACTCAGTTGTTTGGAGAAACAATTGGTAAAGATCCAAACATTCAAAAGATGTATCAAGTTAAATCTTATACACAAAGAAAAGACTGGATTTCTAATAAAGTTAATACAGGTGAATATGCAGATGAAAATGAAGCTTCTGTTGGTTATTTTCGTGAAAGAAATAATGCTGTACAAACTACATTAAGAAAGCAAGCTGACGATTTAAATGTTGACCTTGGTTCTTTAGGAGAAAAGTATGAGAGTTTAAAACGGGATTATGAAGAGGGTAAAATTAAAGAAGGTAGTGATGAGTACAATGTTCTTGCAAGTTTACCACAGTTGATGCAAAATGCAAGTGAAGCAAAATCTTATACAGATTTAATGCTTAAAGCTCAAGCTAATACAGGTAATGCAAAAGGATTAGCTGCTATAGGTGATTATGCCGATCAACAATCCGCTGCAGACTTTTATGTTGCAGATATTGATAAAGCTGCACAAACTCTTGCTTTTAAAGATTCCGAAGTTAAATATAAAGCAGATGATTTTGCATTAAAAGCAGTTGACTTTAAATATGATACAGCTTTGAAACAACAAGACTTATCTAATGCTATTACTCTTGAAGGAGTAAAAGCATCAAATGAAATGAAACTTCAAACTTGGAAACTAGACAATGGTTTATACAATGATAAGATTAATGGTGGTGCTGGAGGATATAAACCTGCTGACGTTAAAGCTTATGAGAATGCTGAGATTGATCTTGAGAAATGGAATCCTGATTTAGAAGCTTTTAAATTATATAAAGGGTTTCCAGATGCTACTACAGCGGACATGGGTAATTTTGATACTAGTAAATTAGAAGGTGAGGATGTTGGTAAATGGAAAAAAGCACAGCGAGATGCGCGTTTAAATCATACCAAACTTAAAAATGATGCAAATGCTAAAGCTTTAAAGATTAACGAATCACCTAAACATACAGATGTACTTACTGCTTTAGAAATAGAAAAATCAGGACTTTCTGAAAACTTTCAGGCAAATTATTTAACAAGAATGTATCAAGCTGGTGCTAAATTTGGTTTAGATCCATATACTGTTGATCTTTACATTGATGGTAAAAAAGGAAACACTAATGAGCCTGTTTATTATCAGTTACAAAAACTTGGTAAAGAAAGAGCAGCTTATGCAGAAAAAATAGCAAAAAAGAAAAAAGAAGCTAACAAATAAAATTTTAAGTTATGCCAATTAGTGATGAAATAAAAAAGAAAGCTTTAGCTAATGCTAAACAAAAAACTCCTGAGTTATTTGATGATAATCCTAAAACAATGCCTGTTGATGTAAAACCTGCACCAGGTGTTGCAAAACCAGTTGTTCCTACAGCTCCAAAAGCTTGGGATCAATATCAAAAAGTTATTGATTCACATGATGGTTGGGATAAAGCAGTAAATTACAGTAATTCATTACACATGATGAAAGCTGTAAATGGTAGATATGATAAGTTGTTGTCAAGCAAAGAAGTTGATCCAGATGCAAAAGAAGTATTAAAAACAATGGTTAGTTCTTCTAAATCAGCAATGGATGAATTAGTAAAAATTTCAAAAGGTGCAGGAAATTCAAAGTTGTTTGAAATGTATAGGGATAACGCAGATGCGGCTGATGCAAAAATAGCAACAATGTTAGGTGAATCTACTAAAAGTAATTATGTGTATGATCCTGTTAAAAAAATAGTTGTTGATAGAACTACTTTTGAAATTAATAACCCTTCTCCTAAGAAAAAAGATAGAGATGCTGATAAAAGCACATCTACTCAAGCTAATGCTGGAGGAGGTGGAGTAAATCCGTATGCTGGTTTTTTGCAAATGAAAAATTATACTCATAATTCAGGTCAATTAGTTAAAAATGAAGTTAATCCTTTAGTAACAACTTGGGGTAAAAATGCATTTAATTTATTTAATTCTGATGATAAAACAGCCGGTAGGTATGATGCAGATAATAGAAAAAACACTTTAAATTATACTAAAGATGCTTTGACTTTTATTAGCAAATATGGCACACAGTCTGGTGATAAAAACAAAGACAGGTTAAATAAAGAAGCCGCTACAAACCATCTTAAACAATTAAATAGTTTAGGTTCTAATGAGGATGCAAAAATAGCTTGGGATTCACAAATGAATTATGTTAAAAAATTATCTACATCTGGAAAAACAAATCAAGTTACAGACATGATTGAAGACATGGGTTACTATGGTTCAACATTTTTGTATAACAAGCATAAAAAGAGTTTAGGTAAAAATGAAAAGTATTATGAAGGTTCTGAAAAAAATTCTGGCAACCTTGACATGATTGATGCAAATATTCAAAGACATCAAGATTACATGACTGATACTAAAAAAGATAAAGTAACTGCTAGAACTCAAGCAATGTTAAAGTTTTCAGGTGAAGCTGATGCAGAAACAATGGATGTAAATAGAGAGGTTGGTTTATTGGAAGGAATGGGAATGGCGGTTGGTATTCTTGATAGACCGGAAGAAGCTAAAGCTAAATTAAAAGCAGGAATAAGTTCAAAACAAGAAGTTTTTAATGCTGCTATTGGAGATGACGGTAAAATTCAAAGTTACCATGAATTTATAAAAAATCTTGGCCCACAATATAAAACTAAAAAGGGACTTATGGGTGACTACAAGGTTCAAACAAAAGGTGATAGAACTGATAAAATATATTCACAAAATAAAGGTTTTTTTGATGCAAAAGCAGGAACACTTTTTTATGATGACGAAGAGTTTAATGAAACAATGCGCCCTCTTTATAATAATATTGTTAAAAGCTACAAAAAAGAATTTAGTCTGCTGAATGATCCCAAGAAAAGAGAAAAAGATATGGGACAAGGAAACACTGCAAATAGTGTTTTATATCATGATTATGTTGATATGTCATTAGACAAAAATGGAAGAATGGTTAAAACACAAGATTATAAAGGAGGCAATGTGGCTAAAATTTTTGGTATGATGCAAGGTCAAGGTGGTTCTATTAATGATACTGATATTACTTTAATAAGTGATCAAGACATCAACTCGGGTAGTTTTTCTAAAGCTAGTAAATCTAAACTTGATGCACATAAAGATAATAACCGTGTAACATATAACAACTTTTTTAAAGGTGCTGATTTAAGTCAAATGACTGTAGAATTTGATAGAAATGCTAGTATTGACAATCATTCTATTTATACATTTATAAATCAAAAAACAGGTAAGAAATTATCAATGGTTGCTCCTGCAAGTTATATTATGAAAAATAAAGAAACTTTCTTTAAAGAAACTCGCATGAGTACACCGGAAGCAATTTTTCAAAAATTAGGTAAACGTGATTTACCTGACAAAGATAACATGTATAAAGATGCAGCAATCATTCAAAAAGATGGAATGAAGTATGCTACATTTAAATACAAAAATAGTGATGGTGTTACTAAAACTGAAGAAATTCCAATTGGGGATGTGCAAATTGAAGTTGCAGAAAAACAATTTAAAGAGTATTTTAAAAGACTCAAAGAAATAGAAAACACTTATTCAAATTTATAATGCTCAACTAAAATGGCTGAAGATCCAAAAAAACCAACGCGTGCAGACATGTTAAAAATGGCTGTATCTGATGTTAACATTAAGAATCAAAAAGTAATTGAGAATCCATTTAATGAGCAAAGTACAATTATATCTGCAAAACAATTAGATGTAGATAGATTTGCTACTTATAGTTCTAAAACTTATGGAAAACTTGGGTTTGATCCATTTAAAGACAACAACAAAAATTATAATGCTAAAACACATTGGTCTGAAGATGTAGGCCGTGCAATGACTGGTATGTTTAAACTTGCGGGTGTAGGATTTCAAGATACATTTGGATTTGGTTTAACTGCTGGTTCAGACAGTTCAAAAAACTTTGAAAATGTAATGAAGAATTATTCTTCTACACGCGGAGGTTACACTCAATTTTGGGCTAACACTGCTTTATCTTCTGGGTACACTGTTGGTATTATAGGTGCTATTGCTGCTGAAGAAATTGGATTAGCTTTAACAACAGGTGGACTTGGAAATATTGGTACGTCAGGTCTTGTTGGTATTCAAGCAACTAGAGCTTTTAACAATTTAGGAAAAGCTACAAGAAGTGCAGAATATATTGAAAGAATACAACAAGCAGGTCATGTTGATGAAGCAGCTAAATTTTTTAGCATGAAAGGACTTGGTCAAAATCTTGGAAAGCTTGGCCAAAAATTAAATCCTGTTGGTGAAATAGCAGACTTTGCAAGAAAATCAAAACTTGATGAGTTTAGTGAATTTAATTCTTTACAAAAAGTTTCTCTTGGAGCTGGTGCAATAGCTAGAGATGCTAGAAAACTTTACATGACTCACAGTGAGTCAAAGTTAGAAGCTGATTTAGCAAAAAGTGATTTTATTGAAAAACAAATTCAAAAAGCTAGGTTAAGTAGTCCTACTGGTGAATTAGATCAAAATGCTATAAATCAAATTCAAACTGATGGAGCTAACGTGTATAACTCAACATACATGGGTAACTTAGGTTTGATTTATGCTACTAATGCTATTACGTTTGACAACATGTTTAAGAGCATGCGTTATAGTAACAAGATGTTTTCTATTCCAGGCAAAATGACTACAGCTTTAGGAAAAGATGGGCTTGTTGTTAAAGCTGTAAAAGGTTTTAGTGGTAAGCGTGCATTAGCCGCAGGAAAAAAAGCTATTGTAGATTTCTCAGTAAAAGACTCAGCAAAAAATCTAACTAGGTATATTGGAAAAAATTACAAAGTAGCTGGTGCGAATTTAATTAAAAAAGGATTATCTAACTCAATGGAGGGTGTACAGGAACTTGGACAAGATGTTGTTTCAAATTCTGTACAATCTTATTATGGTAGAAACCATGCAGGACAACAAGTGCGTGGAGGGTTTTTAGAAAATATGTGGCAAGCTGCTTCTGATATGTCTTTTTCAGATGTAGGAGATGCTATTGGCGGGACAATGAACGAAGAAGGTTTGTCAACATTTGGTTCTGGATTTTTTATGGGAACATTAGCTGCTCCATTTGGTGGCGGTATTGGTCTTTTACAAAAACAAATTGTTGGAGGTGGTGCAAGGAATAAAGCTCAGTATCTTTTTAATCGCCAGGAGTTTATTAAAAAACAAAAGACTGAGTATAAAAAATCTTTAGCAAAAGCTAAAGAACTAACTGCAAATTTTAATGCTCAACTTGGAAGCTTTTTAGATCATACTTCTAATCCTCTTGTTACTCAATCTGAATTTCAAGAACAAATTCTTGATGCTGCTCAAAAAGGAGATAAAAAAGTATTTGAAGATAAAAAACATGACTCATTTCAACAAGGTTTAAAATCTATGCTTAAAAATAACAGTGAAGGAATGTTCACTGATTTTCTTGAGCACATGGTTGATAAGTTTACTCCAGAGCAAATGAATCAAGCAATG